AATAGATTTTTCTTCTTCCAAACTGCAGATAACGACTGTATGGCTGTAGCTGTTTCTCAAATTAGAAGTATTGAGAATGATGGTGATGGTTCTGTACATGTTAGTTTTGAAAACGCTGGTGCCGCTGGTGGTGTTATTGGTGTTGCAGAAATGACTGTTACTGATGGTAAAGAAGATGACGTTGTAAAAGAGATTGCTCGTTTATGCGCTGAAGGTAATAATTCTGTAATAACAATTGCTGATGATATTAAATCACAATATTGTCATGCGGATATTACTGCTTTAGGTACTATTACGCCTGGATCGTAATCTAATTAATTAATTGGTATACCTAGAACATTTTGCTTAGCTAGGATACCTTAGTGAATAACTTGGTAGAAGGGGGGTTAAAAATAAAAAGCCCCCCAAATACCGTAAAAAAAATAAAAAAATGGCAATAAAATTTGATTTTAACAAAATGAGAACAGCTGTTACTGGCTGGTTAACTGGTACTGATGTAACTGGTACTGCGTTGACTGCTGGAGAGCAAGCTGTGTATGTTCCAAAACTAAAACAAGCAATGCCGCTTAAGCATGTTAGCGCTGCTACAACACTTTATGCAAGTGATTCAGGTAGTGTTATAATGATTAACCAGGCTGCTGCTTATGCAATTACATTACCTAATGCTGCTGATGCGGGAGAAGGGTGGAATGCAACTTTTATTTTAGGAACTGTAGCGTCTAACGCTGTAACTATAGAAGCTACTGCTGGTGATGGTGACAATATTCATGGTCATGGTATTGACGGTGAAGATGGGGCTGCACAAACAGTAACTGAAGGTACTGGGGTAGATGTTATTACTATCATATCTGGTGCTACTAAAGGTGATCGTGTAAGTTTAATATGTGATGGTGTAAGCTATTATGTATTCTCACTTGCTGCTGATAAAGCTCATATCACACTTACTTAATAGTAATTAATTTAGAGTTTCGGGGGAGCTTCGGTTCCCCCAAAATTCTTATCTTTGTAAAATGAGAACAAAATTAGTAGTAAGAGACGGAAAGGTAGTAGAACTAAAAGAAGATGAATTGGTAGCAAAACCAAGTCCGCAAGTATTTTCAATAGGAGGTAGATCTGGATTTAAATGGAAAAAAGAATCTGCTAACAAAACTTGGATAGAAAACGGCAATATAGTAAAAGAAAAAAAAGGAGGAAAAGTGCACAACAAATAACAGGGAGTATTAACTAAAAAGAAAGAAAATGAAAAAACACATTGTATTAATCAAATCAAAAAAACCTGAAAAATTTAATTACTGTAAATTTGGTAATTATAAAGACAAACAGGGAAGAAATGTAAATTTAGTAGATATTAATGATCAAATGACAGATGGCTATGAAATGTTTCAGGCTGTTGTGTCTTTAGATATTAATCAAAAACAAGACAAGAGAATTTACGAGTTTCTAAAAGACCATCCATTATTGAATGGTAAATTTATTATTGAGGATTTAAGAGCAAATGAAGAGAAGAATGCCGAAGGTGCTTTAAAAAGTGCAGAGGCAATTACTAAAGCTACAGACTTATCTATAAACGCTATGAAGGATTTAGCTATATTAATAGGTATAGATTCTGATATAGAAGACACTATGTTAAAGGCTAAGATTATTCAATTTGCTAATAACACTCCAGATAAATTTTTATCGCTAACAAATGATATAGATCAAGAATATAGAATATTCTTAAAGAAAGCTGTAGCTAAAAATGTATTAACTAAAGTTAATGGTGTTTGGAAGCATGGCTCTATTAATATTGGATTAGCAGATGATCAAGCAATTGTTTGGTTAAAAGAAAATGCAGATATTTATGCTTTACTTAGAAGACAATTAAGAACTGGTAAACCAGCTGTAGAAGTAGAAGAGGTTCCTGTAGTTGAAGAGGTGGCTGTTGAAGAAACAGCTCAACCACAAACTATGTCTACTAGTACTATTAGCCAACTAGAAAATGAACCTGCTAAACCTAAAGGATGGTTTGGTAATAAGAAAAAGTAAATAATATATGAATTTAGACGAGGCTTATGATTTAATGGATTTGCTTTTAGATAAAGCAGATCAGCCTTATTTTACCACTGAAGAGAAAAACGATTTCTTAAGCTTAGCTATAGCTGATTTTGTTAATTTTCATTATCAAAAAATGACTGCTGATGAAGATTCAAGAAGAGCTATGGCTGCCCTGATAGACTGGAATAGTTTTAGTCTTAGCGGTACAGAAATTCTAGCGGGGACTACTTTTGCAGATAAATATGACGATTCAACATCAAATGATGACAAAGGATTTTTTAAATATGGGTCTCAGTATATATTACCAAAAAATCATTTATATGTGTTATCTATAGCAGTAGATACTTATAATAGGGGTGATATTATTGATTCTAGCGGGGATCCATATCCTGGGGTTACAGCAAGCGATATAGTTTATAAAAAAGGGACTAGTTTAAAAAATAAATCTACAAGAGAGTTTTATGAAGATGCATATAGTGACGATCCTTTTAATAATACTAAGGATGGAAAAAACAGGTCTTGGCAGTATATTGAAAATAGATTAACCTTTAGCAATGGGACGAGTATATCTTATATAAATATACAGACAATAACACTGCCTACTACAGACAGGGCTTTTAGTGATGAAACTTATGATAGCTCAAGCTCTCCTGCTTCAAGAGTTTTTAACGAACATTATCAAAAACAAATAGTAGAAATAGCCGTAAGTAAAATGACAAAAGTTGATGTAGGCCTAATGACGCCACCATCATAACGAATGATATTTGAAGAGAGTTCTTTTGCTCCCTGCTGCAAGAATAGGTTAAGACTAGAAATAGTTAAGGCCTATTTTTGTTTTATACAGAAAATTTAACTAATTTTGTAACTACCTAAAATACGCCTAATGATTACATTAAATGAAATAGCTTATAATATTAAAAACCTTGCGTATGGAGGTAAGAATAGCACAGAAAATAATATTAATATTCTTCAAGTAAAACACTGGATACATTATCATAGAGCAAAACTTATTGCTGATAATATTGATAAAGGCATAACAAATAATCAGGCGCTATATCAATCTATGTCTTTAACGGCTAAAAACTCAACATCTAGTACTATTAAAAATTTTTATGATGATTGGCATGCTTATGATATGGGGTGGTCTTCATCATCTCCAACAATATCTGGAGAGCTTTTATCAAATTACCCTAGAACGTCTTCGTCTGGCAGAGAAAAACTAAGCGGAGAGTGGCTGGCTCATTCAAGTTTATCCATAGATTCAGACGGGAATGAACAATCATGGCAAGACGCCCAATCTAGAAGTCAATATGGAGACGAAATACACTCTTCACAAGTAAGGGGTGATTTTAGAAATTTTGGATGGCAACAATTTTGGACACCAAGACCACTTCAATTAAAAAATGATGAAGGAATTAAAAAAGTAACTTTAAACAGATATGCCCACTTTCCTGATGATCCCTTAACTGTTGACGATGAACAGGGGGGTTCTTTTGCATCAAGAGGAATAAGAATATATCGTCAAGATCACGATTATGCTGAATATAATAAATTTACAAACACTAGTAAGCCATATTATAGCCAATATACATCAAGAATAGACAGAGACGATGGTTATGGGAATTACAATTATATATTTTTTGGAGGACTACAAGTGTCTCCTAATTATCACGGAGGACTAAAAGATCCTGCAAATAAAAAAATGTTTTGGAAATATAGAGCGGCCGCCTCTATGATATTAGAAAATCCTACAGAAATTGATATGATGGGCGGATTTTGGTATGAACCCGAAACAAATTGGGATGATAACACAACTCCTTATCCTATTCCTATGGAATATGTAAGCGATTTAATTCAAAGGGTTATTCAGGTGGAAATACAAACAGAATTAAAAACAATGCCAGATGTAGTAACAGACGGTATAGATGATATAACAAAATTAAAAGCACAAGGTGGGGCACAAGCACAAAGATAAGTACATATCCATAAGGGATATTTATAAAAACATAAGAAAGGCTTTTGATAAATACTTTCTTTTTTGTAAAGAGAGAGAACGTAAAGTATATAAAAGTATTGATTATACATTATATTATAGTATAATAAAAAGATTTTTTGAGATACTTATAAGAGATGTTGTAGAAAGAGATCGTCAAGTGTACTTGCCTAATCAAATGGGGTATATATATTTGGACGAAAAGCCTCATAGGAGAGCGTTTCATATAAGGGTGGATAATGAAGCTACAAAAGAGACAGGAGAAACAGTTTTTTATAAAGTTCCTATTTTAGATGACTTTTATAAAAAGCTAGTTTGGGTGAGGCCAACAAAATATAGGAATTGTAAAATAATGCCTTTAAGGTATTCAAAAGAAATTATAAATAAAAATTAAAAAATTATGGCAGATACTGATTTAAATGCGGCAACGCTGACAGTAACAATAACAGAAGCTTTGGCTGTGGGGCATGATAATGGATCTACAGATAGTTTAGATTTTGCTCAAACATATACACATACTTTTGGTAGTATTATAAATACATCTAAAAGAATTATAAAATTAGCAAATACAAATTTAACTGAAGTGGCTACTTTTGGTAGTGATACGGCAGATGGTGCTTTTGTAAGAGCTGACGTAAGATATATTAGAGTGACTAATTTAGACGGTACAGATGCTTTACAAGTAGGTTTAGATGATGAGGCTTCTGATGCCGCTTACACATCTGTAGCCGCAAACAGTAGTATTATGTATACAGGAACTACGTGCGAAGGAGGTAATGGCGGTACTACTTTAGATAATGCAACAGCCTTAAAAGTAAAAGGAGTTGCTAATCATCAATTAGAAGTATTTATTGCTTCTGTATAAAATAAATAATTATGCATATACAGGTAGATAGGGTTTTTACAACTGTGGCTAGAAATTTAGGACTAAAAGATTTTTCTAGATATACAAATAATTGGATAGAGTGGTCTTATGAGGCCGAAAAACTGATAGGCAGCAGAGATACATTTGTTCAAAAAGAAGCCACATATGATGCTTCTGGAGCTCAAGCCACAGGAACAATAACACTTTCAGCCAATCCAACATCTGGAGATTCTATCACATTAAATGGTGTAAAATTATATTTTAGAAATTCTACAGATCTTGGCGAGGCTAAGTCTCCTAATGAAATAAAAATAGGAAGCACCTTACTAGAAACATTTGATAGTGATGTTGCTCATTTTGGCTTAATGCAAAGCCTAACAGGGTTTAAACAAGTATATCAGGAAACAGGAACATATACAAATGCAGCAATATTTAGCTATCCAGAAGCATTAAATGTAGCTGATTATAGTTTAACTCAGACCACTACTGGTGATGATTTAGCAACCAATGGAGATTTTAGTGTTACAACTGGGTGGAATAATGGAAGCAATGGATGTGTTATAGCATCAGGAGAAGCAACCGTTACTATAGATGGATCTGGTACACACGCATATCTTCAACAAAGTATATCTTTTGTAAGTGGAACAGATTATGTGATTACCTTCAAGGCAAAAGGAAGTGCCACAAACGACATAAGAGTTCAAGATAATGGTAGTAATACTGGTGGATTATTGGCAGCCTCTACTACAACAACTTTAACAACTAGTTTTGTAGAATATGAATATCGCTTTACAGCAAATTCAAATTCAAACACTATAATTATTTCTAGAAATACCGCTTCTCAAGTAAGTTGGAATTTTACTATTGATAATGTAGTAATAAAAGCTATTGATACTATATCTTTAAATATTACATCAAAAGAAATAGGGCCAAGGGGTAATGAGTATACGTTATCTTCAGATAGCGCAAACGCAAAGGTTAACGGATTAACGCTTACAGGAGGGAAGGGGATTTATAGAAACCAACAAATAACCTTGCCTGAAAATAATATTAAAGTATTAGGCGTTAGAGTTGGTACTGATGATTCTGACTATGAGCATGCTGCTATTAAGAAAACCTCAGCTGTTCATAGAGGAAGGGTTGGTAAAACAACAGACGATTCTGAACAAAAAGCATTTAGATATTATATAAATGGTAATAGATTAAATATTCAACATGACAGTTTAGATGAGATTACTATTGTTTATTTAGCTTATCCTACAGATCTAAGGGGCTGGCCTAAAATTAAAGAAGGTCATGAAACAGCAGTAGCTCAATATATAATGTGGCAAATGAAATTAATAGAATTTTATAATGGCAAATTACCACAGTATATAACTAAAGAATTAGAAAAGAGATGGTACTTTTTATGCGGAAAGGCTAGAGGAGATGATAGCATGCCTACATCTGAAGAATTAAAACAAATAGGAAATATGTGGAATACATTAGTCCCTGTTACAAATGATAGAAGCAGTTTAATAGATTTCTAGAATGGCTAAAAAAAATAAAGGAAAACAAACACCTCCTCCTCAACAAGGGATTTCAAAACCAGAAAGTTTTACTCATGGAATGGTTAGCGATCTTGACCCTCACTTTCAATTAAGTGGTAGTTATTCTGATGCTCAAAATATTAGGTTAACAAATTCAGAGGGAGATACATTTACTGTAGAAAATATAGAGGGCAATAGTTTGTTTGTTGATTTAGCAAGCTATCCTATATCTTCTCTTCCAGATCAAGGTGCCGCTACTAATTATCCAACATTTCGCGATAGAGGCCCTGATGCGGGCAATATATCTGCAAACCCAAGATTAGATAATAGGTCTTCTATTGTAGGTCATGTTTCTTATGCAAATCAATTGCTATTGATGATAGTTGCTAGATCCGAATATGATAGAAATTTTAAATTAAGCTCTTCGGATGTACTTGATATTTTAGAAAAAGACAGAACTATATTTTTAATGGTTGATTTTGACCATGAGTTTAAAATTAAAAAAGTTACAGATTTAAGGGTTTGTTATAATACTTCAGGGTATCAATATCCAGATTTAAACATGGATTTAGACACTCCTGTGAGAATAGAAAATATTGTTGAAAACGATAGTATTTCCAGAATATATTGGACAGATAATAAAAATCCATTAAGAACATTAAATATAAAGCAACCAGAACTGCATAGACTAGAAGTAAGCTCTTTAAATATAACCCCTTTAATGTCTCCGTCTCAGGCTGTTTTAAGCGCAACACTATCTGGCTCGCTTCCTGTAGGTGTTTATCAATATACATATAAATATATATCTGAAAATGGAGGGGAGTCTACATTTGGCCCTTTAAGTAATATGTATCATGTTTCAGATCAGTCTTTTGGAAGCTCTACTTCATATGCTGGAGGCCCTAAAGGCAATTTAGGAACACAAGGATTCCAAATAGATGTTAAAGATATAGATGATAGATTTAGTCATGTAGAATTATATTCATTGTTTTATGATGAAAGAAATAGCCCCCCAAGAGTTTCTGTTGTTTCAAGAAATCAAGTAGCAGGAGCAACCTCTACATTTCAACATATTAGTTGGAATAATGAAGTAGAGAATGGGTTAGAGGAGGTATTAATAGAATCAAATACATTTGATGTTTGTAAAGACATAGCAATAAAAGATAATATTTTATTTGCAGCAAATCTAAGGCAAAAAAGAAATTTTATTTCAGAAAAAGAATGGAATGTAAAAGTTTTAAGATGGAGAATTAGAGAGGCGAGTGGTGGATTATTGGATGCTATGCTTACTACAAGTGATCCTGAAATAAAACACTATCAATTAGATGCTAATAATGACCCAGTACCAATTAATTCTGGAGCTTATGATTATGATACAAAAGATGATAATGATCATCGCTGTGGATACGGTGAAGTATTAGGAGATCCAAATGGAATGTTTCCAGCTATAGCCCCTCGTGAGTTTTTAAATTGGGATGGAAATCTTAACGTTCCATTGTGGACAACAGCAATATCAAACCAAAGAACAGCAAATGGAGGCTCTTCAACTTATTCCACTCATTGGACTTATAAATATCTTTCAGACAGAATGACAGTAGGAGCTGAAAGCTTTAATTATGTTACTAATGGCCTAGGGGGTTGTCGTGTTTCTTTTGGTGTAGAGGAAAAAATTGCAGACATATCACAAAACGCATGGAACTCTCCTTTTGTTTCTTCAACCTCTAAGGGAGAAGAATTAATAACTGAATTTTATACAACAAACGATACAGGGCCTTATAATGTTTCAGGATCAGAAGCCCAGCCCTCAGGAAACACCACGTTTAAAACATCTATGTCTTTAGGGGGGTCAAAAGATCCTCATTTATCTGGAAATACAAGAGGGTATCAAAGAGGAGAGATTTATAGATTTGGAGTTCAAATATATGATTTAAATGGAGCTCCAGGAAATGTATTGTGGATTGGAGATATAGAAACTCCTCACCAGTATGATGTGATGAGAATGATTAATATAAAAAATAAATCACATTATGATTCAAATTACAGATACACTCCTTTTAGACCAACACATTATACGTCAGGAAGTGTTCAAAGTTTAACAGAAACCACTAATATTTTATCTCATCATAAAATAAGTGACCACAGACTTTCTTTTGTATATGGACATACTGTTCCTCCTGTAGATGTAGAGTGGTTTTCTGGGAGGCTATCGTCTACTTATAAAAACTTAGATGCATATGTACGAGATAATGGCTCTCAGAGAACTTTTTTGCCTAATAATGGAAGTGATAGAACACAAACTCTTGATGGGGCTAAGGGCTTGGCAAGAGCTGTGCCTGGATATACAAATTCTAATGGTGAATCTAATGGAGGGCCCTCTGTAGGTCCACATGATGACACCCATTATTTATTTGATTTATATGTTTCTTTTGAATTTATAATTCCTGATGAGGTTTGTAAAAAAATATCTGGATTTAGAGTAGTGAGATCTGAGAGAACAGAAGAGGATAGAAGAATTATACAGCAAGGATTATTAAATCAAACAGCTCAATATGGCCATGCAAAATTAGGTCAAAAATACGGATATTCTACTGCTAGATTTTCACAAAAAGATAATGAAGCATTTGGAGACGATCCAGTTTTTGTTAACGAATGGAATGATGGAGAATCATCAAGCGATCCAGATCCTACTCTGCCAGAACAGCCAGAATATAATGTTTATTTAAATGGATATTTAGGCTTAGCTGAAAACTCTTATATGGCTTTTTGGAATGATGGAGTTTCAAATGGAAAGGTAACTACAGGCGGCTCTAGCGATTCAGATGGAAAAGTGTTTTGGTGGCCAGAAAGAGAAGACAAGAAAAAGCATTTAACTGGAGGAGCTGGTTATCCTAGAGGTATAGGACCTAATGCTGGTTCTTATGGTGGGCCAGGAACTTACGGAGAGCATTTTAGACATTGTGGATATTTTGGCAGTTATGATAAAATGAATCTACTGAAGGCAGATGGCTCTGAGGGAGAATATAATGACCTTAGGGCTCGTAATGAAATTAGTGGAACCGTTTTTACTTTAGATTCTCCTGATAGCGCATTTGGAATTAGACCTTATACTTATAGAGAAGGGGACATGCTAAGAATAGATGATATTTTAAAATTAACTGACGAGTTTAGATATAGAAACGATCCAGGCGGAACAAACCCTAATCATTATTATACTAATTGTAGAGACAACGACAAGGCCTCTAGCGGGTGGTCGCACAATGATTGGGTCGGATTAAGTGGGAGCGAAGAATGGAAGCCAAAAGATACACAGCATCCTTTAGATATCTGTATGTCCTTTGCCACAAGAAAGGATATAGATAAAGATTATAGTGTTCTTATAGGAAAATATTATTCATATGATCCGTACTTTGCTATAGGAATGGAAACAGATGGAGGAGCATTTATTGGTCCAAACAAAGGAAGAGATGGCAATACTAGGCCTAAAAATAATTACGGATGGCAATTACCAATATCTAATTCTAAAGAAATATCAGACGGAGAAGTAATTCCAAATGCTTTTTTTAAAATATCTAAAAGAGTTAAAGAAGGTCGTGTTTCTGGATTTTCTAATAATACTTTGGGGTTTGTAGGAAAAACTCAATTTGCGGGTAATTCAAATACACCAAAAACCTGGTACAATACTTATGCTGCTGTATTTGAGTCTCTTCCTAATAAAAAAGGAAAGTCAGCAACTGATGGACAGCGATCAGAGGTAGCAGAAGAAGATTATACTTACGACACAGTATCTACTTTACAGATGGGGTTAAGAAGTATTTTAATTGAGATTGACAATAGATGTTCTGAAGTTAGAAAAAAAGGCCCCAATCCTGAAGATACCTTTTTTGAGATTAGACCCGAAAGATCATACACCTCTTGGTTTGCACCTATGAATGTTTCTGCTTTATATGAGCATGGTCATTGGCTTGGGAAAATGCCTGATAATACTCATTCTACATCAAGTCCAAATTCATGGAACCAACTTCCTTATGTATCAAGCTGGCTTTCCTCAAAAGGCACTTTAACTAATCAGTCAATAGGAACTGAAGAGCATGATGGGGATGGGGATCATACAACATATCAAAAAGGTAAAGATCTAGTTCCTTTTAAGTATTTATGCTCTATTGTTAGAAATATAACCCCTTATGGCGGTTACAACAAAGGATCTATAGAAAAAACAAGATATATACCATGTGGAAACTTTCATCCTGTAGGAGATTCTACTGGAAGTAGACAAGGGCATATTTCGCAAGTATTCGGGGGAGATACATTTGTTAACTTATATTCTCATCAAAAAACATCAGCCCCTTATATGAAAAAATCTGCTATTAGATATCAGTTGTTTCCTGTAGAGTCTTATGTGAATACAGATATGAGAAGCGGATTAACTTTAAATGCTGGAGATACTGTAATAGGAAAAGATATGAATACAGAGCCATATAGTAATGACTGGCTGTACAATAGCATTTATTCTCAAGAAAACAATATAAAGTCTGCATTAATGGTAAATGAAGATACTTTTGACGAAAGTTTAAATTTACCTTATGAAATTGCCTATTCTAATACAAAAATATTAGGACAAAAATCAGATGCTTTTAGACAGTTTCCTATTAATCAATTCCACGATATGGAAGGATTGTATGGAGAGATTAATAGAATTGTAAACTTTAAAAATGAAATATATGTATTGCAGGATTCTGCTTTTGCAAAATTACTTGTAAATCCATTATCTATGTTGAGTGATGATGCTGGTACATCACTATTTACTGGTACTGGAGAAACTGTAGAAAATCATATTTATATATCAACTAAGTATGGGTCAAGACATAGATTCAGTGTGGCAATGAGCGAAAAGTCTCTGTATTTTGTTGATAGTAATTTTGGTAGATTGTTTAAATATGATACAGAAAAGCTTATATCACTTGGAGATGCTTTAGGCCAAAGAAATTATTTGAAATATATAATAAAAGAATGGGAACAAAGAGCATATAGAGAATGTCCTTCTTCTAGCGGTGGTGGCGCTAGCGCTTTAGGTAATCATGATAGCGCTCCAATAGCTCACGGAACTAATTACGGAAGATTAGATAGTTTAGAAAAACCAACTGGTAGTAGAAATTATTTTTCTGATAACCCATTAAACTTTTTAGGAATAACATCTATATACGATTATAAAAATAAAGAATTATTAATTACATTTCATAATTCTGCGTGGGGCAATAAAGACGACAAAAGACAAACCTTTGCAAGAACAGAAGATAATCATTCAATGGGCAGCACGACTAATGGAGAGCCCGTAGGTATTTCAGAAACATTAGTTTATAGTGAAGCAATTAATGCCTTTACTTCTAAATATAGTGTTGCTCCTCCGCAATGGTTAGCTGGAGGGCAGGGCTCATTTATACTTTCTCCAGAGAACGAAATAAATGTAAATTCTATAGCTAATTTTAATGGCAAAACAGGTTTGTTTAGCACTTATAGCTACCTTCCTTATAATATTTGGGGTAGTTATGATGGTGATTTTTATAGAAACAGAAGATGTAATCCATTAAGATTATGGATATGGGATAAGCATAAAGAAAAAAAGAAAACACATTTCTTTGGTAAAAAAGATGATATTATTGAGCCGCAAACCACAATATCTTCTGTGGGTCAAACAATAGGTGGAGATCCAGTTGAGCCAAACATAAAAGCAGATATAGTAAAATACCGTGGAACAAAAGATGTTGCTGATGAAAGTTATATTGTAAAGGTTATTAATTCTGAAGCGGCTAACAGCAAGGTCTTTGATAATGCTAAAATTGTAATGACCCCTAAACATGTAGATTTTAGTTTCATAGATTACACTACAGATATTTCACACGATACAATTAAAACTAAATCTATTATACCAGATCAAGACCGTATTTATAGATCTGATTTATTAGACGAAACAGAACAGCTTGTGATTAATAGAAGATGGGATTTTGACGGCACTATGCATAGTTGGTATTTTGTTGATGGTAGTTCAAGTTCATATCCAACCCCTATATTAAATACAGGTTTAGAAGAAGTAGTTACATCTGTACAGCATAATTTTGGATCAGGGGTTGATGGTAAATATTTCTTTTTTAATGAAACTAATATGTCAAATTTACTTGGTAATACAACCTGGCATAATACTGTGGTAAATATGATACAAATTCGTAATGGGGTTGAAATATGGTCAGGAGATGTAAGATTATGGGATTCAACTCATGCTAATTCTGTGCCAACATCAGGCACTGGTAATTCTCATGGTAGAAGAGAGGGCGGCTCTGCTTCTGGGCAATGGCAGGTAGGCGATATTGTTAGAACATCTATGTCTGGTTCAACCATAACTTTAGAATATGCAGGAGACGGCAAATTTAGAAGTCCTAAAAAAGGAGAACAAATTAATCTACCTGGTAAGTTTAATAATATAATTAGAATGAGAGTTAAAAGAACTCTTGATGGAGGTGGCTGGGAAGGGAAAATATTCTGGAGGGGTTATGATCCTATAAGAAAAGCAAATGGTGATTGGGTAAGACTAGGGGAAAATCAAAGTAGAAGTCAACAAGTATCTGAACCAGAAGGAATAGATAATGATTTTGTAATTATAGAATGGGACATGAGTCCTACTACAGACTGGAATGATTGTATAATAGAACAGATTAGAATAGATTTGTCTGAGAGCACCTCTACATTTGAAATTGATTGGATAGAAATAGGAGGTTTAAAAGCAGACAAATATATAGACGGAGTACTAAGAGTTCCGTTAAGAACAGAGAAAAGTAGACGTAGAACAAGAGGAACGTACGCAAAAATAAAATATAGTGCAAAAACCACAGAAAAATTTAATATCTTTGCAATACTTGCAAAGTATAGAAAAACATACTAATAAATAGACTATGAGTTATTCAGACATAATAGGAGCTACAAGATTATATGGTGATTTATTAAATACTAATTTTGCTAATACTGCTAATAATTTAAGCAATGTTAAAATGGATTACGCTCCTGTTAATCCTTATTCATCTGGGGCTTATACACCAAGATCATCTAGAAATATTTATACAGGAGAAGGACGAGTTACACCAAATCCTGTTGCTGAAGCTAGTAATTTAGGTCTTAGTAAAATTGAAAAAGCAGGTCTTGGAGTAACACAAGGATTACAATATGCTGGTATAGCAAAATCATTATCTCCATATTTACAAAAAGCAGGAACAAGTTTAGGGGCTAAAGGAACAATGGGTAGTTTAGCTCCTGCCGCTTTATTATATGGTGCAACAAGAAATCAAAATCCTTATGATTGGACAAGAGGAGAAAGTCTAGGAACTATCGGAAGCACAATGTTGGCGGCTAAATCATTAGCTCCAATGCTTGGGTTAACTGCTGCTGCCGCTCCCGCTACTGTTGCTGCCGCACCTTTGTTAACACCTTTAACTAGTAGTATTGGCGCTGGTTCTGGCGCAAGTATATTAGGAATGCATCCAGGTCTTGCTTTAGGGGCTCTACTTTTAGGAGGAATGTTTTCTAAAAAAGGTAAGAAAGCTGCTAAAAAAAGAAGAATGGAGGTTAAGAAAAATATTGAAGAGCATCAGGAAGGAATTTATACCGATAGAGAAGCAGCCGTAAGAGAAGGCAGAGAAGATATGCAGTCTGCATTAACAAAACAAATGTACGACCAAAGACAGGGCAGATATGATAATCAGTATGGAGGGAATTATAGAGGATATAGTATGGATGAAGGCGGTAAGATGGATATAGTTGCTGAATTTACAGGAAACGAATTAATTGTAAATGATCAGAATATGGTAGAGCAAGGACTAGCTAGCGGAAATTATGCAATGGCTGCCACCCCTATTAGAAAAGCAATGAAGAATAAACAATTAACCCCAGGGCCTGAAACACATCAAGGCAATCCAATGCCTGTAGACTCTGAGGGCAATATATACGCGGGTGGAGGCGCGTTACCCTTTAAGGCTAATAAAGGTGCTGGTATATATGATCATGCTACAGATCAGTTTAAGTCAAATATGACTGATAAAGAAATAGCAATGGTTGCTAAAAAGAATATAAAAAAGTGGGAATCTAACGGAATGGCATAATGGCACTACCAGGAAAAAATAAAATATCTATAAAAGAGGTTTATAATTATTTAATGACTAAACCTAAAATGACCAAGAATAAAGCCTTGGGAATTATTGCTAATATACAATCTGAATCACTTTTTTATTCCGATGCTGTTCAAATGGGAGACATGAAAGATGAAAATAGGGGTATAGGTCTTTTTCAACACACGTATAAAACAAGAAAAAAGGCGTTTTTAGAATCCGTGCCAGATTGGAAAACAAACTGGAAGGGGCAAATAGATTTTGCATTAGCAGAACAAGAAGCTCAAAATTATCTTAATAGTAGTTATAAAGATGAAGGTGCTGCTACTAAAGCTTTTATGAAAGAATTTGAAAGACCCAAAGATCAATCTTCAGAAGCAATACAAAAAAGAATAAATAATTTAAATATAATTAGTTTTGATGATGAGGAAAATATTATAGTTTCTCAAAAAGCTAAAACTGATGAAGAAATAGAACAAGAAAAAGAACAAAAGGGGTATTATCCTCTTTCTGGAGAAGAGTCAATAGAAGAGTCAACATTAATACCTGAGATTAAAATAGAAGGAGAATCTAAAAGCACAAGTAAAAAGAAATATAGAAAAGATATTTTAGACAGAATATCTGGTAGAGATGAATACTTAAAATACTTAGAAGACAATCAAGACGCTTTTAAAGAATTAAATAGTATAGAGAAAAATTTAAAGTCTTTTAGTAAAGGAACAAGAGAATATAACGATCTTATTAATAGAAAGGCCGTACTAGAAAAAGAGCTTAATAAAAAAGAAAATGCACTTAAAGAAGATTTATATAAAAAAGAGTTAAATAATTATGTAAATAGAGAAAATAATGCAAGGGCTCAACTATCTAAATTGCAGAATGAAGCTAAGGCGTATGTAAATGCTGGAGAAGACGTGCCAGCAGATATAACAAGGGAAATAGAAGCGTCTAGAAAAGACATACTAGAGTCAGGCAATAGAGTAAAATTATTAACAAAACAAGGCTGGAGAGACTATGATATTAGCCCAGTACAACAAGGGTATAATCAAAACATTTTACTTCCTGATGGCTCTATTGACATAGAGAAAAGTAAAACTACACCTGTTTTGCCTGACCCTTTGGGTGATGACAAGGGTGATGATATTGTTTATAATGTGGTTGACGAAAAGACCGATCAATCACAGATAGTAGAAACTCCAGCAGCGGAAGACACCACTGTTGCTGAAACAACTACAGAAGATCCTGTTACCACAGAAGATCCTGTTGCTACAGAAGAAGCGCCCTCTTTAACAAGGGCTCAAAAATTTGGACAAGCTGGAAGCGCTTTACTAAAAGGAGCTGGTGCCGTTTTAGATTCTATTGGTGGCCCTGGAGCTATTATCTCGTATATAATGGGTAAGAAAGGCTTAAAAGCCGCTATGAAAGAAATTCAACCTCAAGCCAGTGCTGAATTATCTCCAGCGTTTATGCAGCATTTAAGACAAACTAGAGAGTTAGCTAAAAAAGGATTTCATCCAGATCAAGCTAAAAAATTTAGAAAAGAATTAGATAAGTCTTATCAAATAGGATTAGAGAATGCAGTTAGAGGTTCTGGAGGTCAGAGAGCTAAATTCTTAGCGCAATCAGGCGTATTAGACGCACAGCGCTCTTCCGCACTATTAGATTATGCAGCAAGAGATGAAGAGTTACAAGCCAAGAATCAAGAGAAATATGAAAAGATGATGCTCTTTAAAGAAAACTTTGACATACAGAGAACAGAAAAAGAAAGAGCTGAAGATATGGAAAGACAGATTGCTGACAAGAAAGCAGCAGCTGGATTTACATCAGCAGCATTTACAAATTTATTATCAGGGTTTGGTAGAAGCTCTTTAGTTCCTAATCCAGCGCCTGGAACAACACAATTATATGATAGTATATCAAACTGGGGAAAAACAGAACAAACAACACAAGAATAAAATATGGCAGTAGACTACGGATTTTTTGAAGCGTTAACAGGGCCTATGCAAGCCGCAGGGCAGATACAAGCACAGCGCGACCAAAGAAAAATGCAAGAGTTTCAAATGATGCAACAGCAGCGTCAAATGGAGCTTCAGCAATTAGAAAAACAAAAAGGGATACAAGACATGCTTGCTAGATCACAAGAGGCAGCTAAGATGGACTTGTATACTAAAAACAATTTTCATAGACAAAAAGATATAGATGATTTTAGAAACTGGCATAATACTATGTCAGGATGGGGAGACATACAAGAGGTGTTAAGACAACACGGATCTGTAGATAATGCAAGACTATATGGTAATTTAGATTATTTACTAGAAGAGTATAAAGCCAAGTTAAAAGATAATCCTGTATCAAGAAGAGTTAATAAAAATAAGGCAAGTTTAGAGTTGTATCATTCTTATGCTTTAGATAAAGACGGAAACGATAAATTTTTAACTGAAGGAAGTAAAGAGAGATATAGACAATACAAAAAAGGAACAACAGATAATTTTATATTTTACGGAGGTAGACGAGATTATTTAAATGAATCAAAAAAACCTCGTAACACATCAGATGCTATAGATTTAGATGATGTATTGTATGATAATTATCATGCAGTATATGCTGATATGATAAATGATGCAAATGCAGAGCCTGGAACGCAATATACAGACGATCAAATGAAGGCATGGCTTGCGGGAGAGCTCAAGGTAACATCATCAGGAGGTACAGATTATTTTAATGGCCAGGCTATGTTTGGGGAAAAAGAAATTGACACTAACTTTGGTAGTGAGTTAAAAAGAATGACTAAAGAAACTAATAAAACTGGTATAGTTACTGGAAAACAATTCTTTGATAATTTAAATTTAAAAGACGGAGAAACATTCCATAAATTATTTAATAAAACTGGTCTAGATAAAGCATGGAATAGATTTGGTGGTTATGACGGAACAAAACAAACAAAAAGCTACGTAGGTACTAAAGCTATTTTCGGAAAAGGTAGGCAGGTTGCTTCAGGAGGGCAGGTGCTAATTGATAAAAATATAGAAGATAAAATATCAGAAGTTTTATTTGGTAAATATCAAGATTCTGATATACCTAAATATGTATCTAAAAAACGTAAAATATATGATGTTGGAATGGTGGGTGTTTACGATTCAAGAGGACACAAAATAACCTCTCAGGATACATCAGATATTATGCCAGGAGAGACAGGATTTGAAGATTGGGTAGGAGAAGATGAAAAGATGGACCTTAAGCTTAATGGATATTTTGTTGCTTTAAGGGGTTCGGGCGCAGACGGAAAATCTATTTTACTCACTGACGTTACAAACAAAGAAGATAGAGCAAAATTAGCAAAAGAATATAAAGACGTGGCGTTTCAGCCTGTTATTGTAGCAGAAATGGAAGACTTTGATTTATTGTCACATAATGATGTTTATTATAAAGAACTAGACTTAGGAGATGCTAATGTATTGATGGCCTTAAACGAACAAATAAATCCAGAAAAATTAAACGAAGTGTTAGGGCAGTCGGCTACATATGAGGAGGAAATGGCAAGAAATAAAATGATTGCCAAAAGACAAATGGCTTCTAACGCTAAATTACAAAGGCAGTTAAACCTACCAAATCCTGAGTCTGTTGAAGAGATAGTGTCTGGTTACGATCAAAGTTTAACAGTTGGGTTAGGATTATCTAGAGTTCCTGCAGTTAAAATTCAGCAAGCAGTTCCTATGATAATGTCAGATTTATATGTAGATTCGCAACAAAAAAGAAATTATCCATATGATTTTAATCCACAAGAAAAAGATCCTGCTAAAAAAATGATAGCGCAAACCCCAGGACAATATATGGCTTATAGCGCTAAAATGCTACAAGAAGGATTGATTAGCGGTAATCCCGCATATGAGGCTATGTTATCAGCAATAAAAACAGGGACATATGATGAATATAGTCAAAAGTTATATGATGAAAAATCTTATACTAATAGCAGAAAAATTACAAAAGGCATAATACAATATCAAAGAGGAAGATAATGGCAGATAATGATTACACTTCAGGTCTTAATGATATATTAGGAAATTTATCTAAACCTACACCAATACCACAATCACCAGAACAAGATATTAAAAATCTTTATGAAGGAGAAATGCAAAGCACCCCATCAGGATTAGGTGGTTTAATAGAAAATTCAATACAATCAAATACTATAAATGATATTGCTTTTGATCAATACGCTCAAGGCGTGGCTGCAGGTCAAATGGGAGATGCAATGTATGCTGGTTTAGATGCAGAAAGATATGGTCCTGCGCCTCAACAACAAATAACAGATCCTAATGCAATGATAGGCTCTACTGGACAAAGAGTTGCTAGAGGATTAAAAGCTGGTTGGGGTGATTTAGTTTCAGGAACAGGAGACACTATAGATTGGATTTCTGCCGCTATAAAACCAGGAGAAGGAGATTTAACAACAAGTGTTGGCTCTTATTTAAAAAAGGTGGGCACGGAGTATCAAAACGAAAATGCCTTAATATTAGCTGAAGACTTACAAGAGATAGAGTGGCACGATATGTTTGATGGAGAATTTTGGTCTTCTAAAATGTCAAGACTTGTTCCTTATGCTTTATCTTTTATTTTACCTTCTGGAGTTGGGGCGGTCGGAGCAACAAGAATGTTAGGTCGCTTTGGCCCTACAATGCTTAAGTCTATGAAAGAAAGCGGTAAATTTGGTAGAATGAGTAGAGGGGGTGGAAAAGGAATAGGAGGAGTTGACATATCAAAAGCTGGAAGGGCAGGATTTAAAGGGCAGGCAGGAAGTGGAGTTCTAGGTCAAATAGGAATAGATCTAGGAAAACAAGGTTATAAGCCGACTAAACTTCTTAGAAATACTACTGCATTTATAGGCGCTGGTACAGCAGGAAACCTTGCTGAAGGAGCTTATTTGTCAGGAGAGGCGTATCAAGAAATGATAAATGAAGTTGATGAAAATGGACAGCCAATGTTTACTCCTCAAGAAGCCGCTCATCACGCTGCTGGAGTTATGGTTGATAATGCCGCATGGATAGGTGTTGATGCAATGCAATATGCCCTTTTATTTGGGGGACTAGGAAGAGGTGTAATGGGCAGGCTTTTAAAAAGTACCGTAACTAAAAAACCATTTGGGGAAAATATGAAAGCTCTTACAGGAATGCTTGCAAGAAGAGCTGCTGACACTCCAGTTGCAGCAACATATCTAAGTGCTGAAGCTCTTACAGAGGGATTTCAAGAGGTTTTTCAAGAATGGGCTAAATATGCAGAAATACAAGAGGCTAAAGGTGAGGACTGGGACTCATGGACAACATGGATGAAAGAAGCCCCTCTTGGAGAAAATGCCATGTTAAGAGATGTATTTTGGTCTTCTTTTGGTTTGGGGGCGGTAATGGGTGGAGCAAGAGGGTATTATGACGCCTATGCGGAAAGAAAAAAGAAACTGGATGATAAGATAGATGGATGGAACAATATAATTGAATTAGCCAAAGAAGGAGAGCGTAATCCGAGAATATATCAAAAAAAATATGGAGAAGCTATAGACAATTCATTGGCTGATACTGTTTGGGACTATTATGGAGACGGCTCTGTTGCTATGGCGATGATAGATAATTATGTGAAAGACAAGCTAATGACAGAAGAATTAGCAGAAGAAAGAAAATCTCTCATAGAAAATATGGAGAAAATGTATGAAAAACATACAATAAATAGCGGATTAACAGAGGCTGGAGCAAAGCAGGCGTTTCGTGTAGAGGTGGTTTTGTCTGATTTAAATAGACAGGAAAGTGCATTAAAAGAAAGATATCAGGGATGGATAAAACAGCAAAAAGAAATATTTAAAAATGATAAAGACAAATTAAATAAAATATTAGAACAGGGAGAAATAGAGTTTAAGGGAGAATATAGAGCTCCAGTAGAAGACGAAGTGTCTTTAGAAACTATAAGATTCCAAAAAGATCAATTTAACCAAAGATTAGAAGATATATATGCAAGAAGATTAGATCAGGCTCCTGTGGCTAAATCTACTGGAAAAAGAGATGCTAGATTTAAAAAGGAGGGGTTAGATCAAGAGAAATATGAAAAATGGACACAGGAGGGAGAAAAACAAAAACAAGAAAGAGAAAAAGCAGAAGCAGAAGCTAAAGCTAAAGAAAAGACTGGTATATTTGAAACAGTTAAAGATTTAGGAGGTAAAGCCGTAGAAGGTGTTAAAAGTTTATTTGGTAAAGCAAAAGAAAGTCAAGCGTGGAAAGATGTAGCCGAAGCGACAAAAGGTATAGCAACAAAATCTTGGGCAGCCATGGGGGAGGCTTTAAAAAAGGGTGCAGAAAAAAGAACTGAATCTATGGCCAGAAGAATGGTTATAGAAGAAGGAAAAAAAAGAGTCAACAGAACAAATTATTCAAAAGCAATTGAAGAGATAAAAAATGGCAAAATAAATTCTGCCAAGCAAATATTAAAGCAAGGTGTAATTGTAGACAAAAATGATATAGAAAACATTAAAGATCTTTATAATGTAGATGATGCTGGGGCAAACGCTATAATAAATAAAATATTAGATAATGATATAAAAAATATAGAGGCAAAACTAAAGGAAAACCCAAACTTAACAGGAGAAGAGCTTAAAGAATTAATTATAAAAGAGATGACTTCTGAAAAAGGAAAAGAAGCCATTAGTTCTATTCTTAATAAAGTAAAAGAAAGGTTTAAAAAGAAAGATACAAAAAAGACAGAAGAAGAAACAATTGATGTAGAATATGAAGATGTCACCGAAAAAACATTAACTGAAAAAGAATATTTAGAAAAATTAAAAAAAGATAGAAAAAAAGATGGCAGTATAGTTACAATTTTAGATGAGAATAGCTTTAAAACTGAAATTTTTAAAAAAGGTAAGCTTATAAAAAAAGAGAATATTGATGACATAAAAGTTGGTGATGCTATAATGAATAAACAAGGCACTTCTTTTGTGGTAATTGAAATCAAAGAAGATCCCACGGTTATGGGAGGTAAAATATTTAAGTCTCGCCAAGCCCTAATGACTCAAGAGCTGAAGATGAAACAGGGAATTTATCTTGCAGAAAGGGTGTCTGAAAAAATAACAAGTAAAAAGTCTCAAGCAGACGTAAAAAAAAAAGACCAACCAAGGGTAGTTCCTAAAACAGAGCAATATCAAAAAACAGAAGCAAGTTTAGAAAAAGGTGCTCGTCAGATAAAAAAAGCTGATATACAAAAAGGCACAGGTCCTAATTACTTTATAAAAACTCCAGAAGGAGAAACTATTCAATATAGAGATTTTGACAATATTTCTGATAAATATGTGTTAGATGAAGGCGCTAATGTTGAATTGCGTTTAAGAAAACCAATTAAAGGTCAAGAAGGCGTTGTTGAAGTAGATGGCAAATTATATTTTCAATTTGATAATCTTTTATATGAAACTGAAATAGAAGTTGTTATAAACGGTGAAGTTGTGGGTAAGGTGGCTCAACGAGATTATAAAGCCAAAGAGCCTACAAAAAAAGCCAAGAAAAAAGATACACGTAAGATAGATCAGCTAATAGGTGCTGTAAAAGAATCTAAAGAAAAAATTAAAAAGTATTTTACTAGAGCTCAAAAAGATATTCCTGATTATAATCCAGAATCTTTAACTATAGATCCTTTGTATCGTCATGGTACTGGTATAGAGGCGAGAACAATAGTTGAGGATATAGTGCAAAAAAGATTTCCTGGATCAAAAGGTTTTGTGGCGTATACAGCACTAACAGATGATTTTGGTCAAGAGGCATCTTCTTTGGCTATTGGCTCTACTATATTTATAAATGAAAACTCAGTAAAGCAATCAGATATAATTCACGAAGCTGGGCATATCTATTATAATTTAATGGGAGACACGCCATTAATGAAAAAAATTAAAAAGCTTTTACCTAAATCAGAGTTATATCAAAAAACTAAAAAAGACTATCCAGAACTTACTTTAATGAAGTTTAAAGATCTTAATATGACATTAGGTCTTATCTATAGAGAGATATTTAAAAATACAAACAAAGAATATGATTCTTTTCCAGATTTAGTTGATATTGCAAATAATATTGCTGCTGCTGAAAAAGCAGGAGATAGCGCTAGAGTTAATGATTTATTTGTATCTCTTAGAACTCAGTTAAAAATTAATGGAGGTAAAGATGTAAGGGTGGATAGACAAAAACACTTGCTTGAAGAAACATTCACAAGAACATTAGAGTCATTCTCATACGGCACTGTAGATGCTGTTGTAAAGGGTTCTGCTGCTCAAAAGCAACTAGAAAAAGATTTAATACAATTCTATAAAGAAACTAAAAAATTAGCCACAGAAGAAGAGGCTAGAAAACTACTAGATCTTAGTGTAGACAATATAGCTTCGTTAGATTTAGAAGCCGCAATGAAGCATATACTATTAGATTTTAATTCTGCCGATAGAACTGTGCCGTATATAATGAATTCTGCATACGGTCCCATTAATAAAGCTAATAAAAAAATATTAAGAAATACTGCTTCTTATTCAGCGGTATCTTTTTATATATCAGAAAATATACAGCTTGAAGATAACGAGCAAATTGTTAAAAATGTAATGCAGTTAATAGCTGACGACTCTGCATTAACATTAGACAATAAAGATGTAAAAGATTTAGAACAATATATACATTCTATAATTATACAATTAAAAGATAATAAGAATCTTAAAGAGGCAGATAGGATATTAGACGAGAGATTATCTGGAATTGGATTAGGAGGAAAACACAAAGAAGGAGAAAATGTAAAAGAAGCTTCTGAAGAGACTGATAGAGATAAAGAAAAGCTAAGAGTACTTCCTACAACTACAACTAATTTTATCAAAAAGATAGTAGAGTATTACAATAGAGATAAGGATGAAAAAAGCATGATAAGCAGCAAAAAGATATTGTCTGCTATAATGTCTTTAGCAAAAGAAACAAAAAACAATCCTTATTCTTTTATTATTGAGATGAGAAAATCTTTGAATCCTAATATACAGAATATGGTCATGACTATGGATCAAATTTATTCTCAGGTGGAAGGATTAACTAATCCCAAAAGATATACTAACGCTAAACTTGTAGAGTTGAAGGGGCCTATAGAAGGAATTAATATAGAGGTATTAGCTCATAATGTATTAAGCATAGGCGATAATGGGCAGAGAGCTTGGTATAGAAATTTGTCTACTAACATGACTATAGAAAAAAAGGTGTTAGATAGTATACTTAAAGGCCTAGAGGATAACACTCAAAAAGAAAAAGATATTGCAGAGGTATATAATAATTTATTTGACGATACAAACTATCTGCAATCAATTAAAGATAAAAAGAAAGTATATAGAAGAAATGATATTATTGCAAGAAACAATTCTGCTGAAAAAATATTAAATATATTATTTGATTTAGAAAACGGAGAGTTTATAAATAAAGATGTTTTATTGAACAATCAGATAATGTTCAACGGAAAAAAGCAATTTATTCATAATATATTATTTGATCATACTATACAAAAACAATTTACAACCGACAAAGGAAAGACTATAAAATTAAAAAAACCCAATATAATATTAAAGAATAAAGATATTTTTACAGTTTTTGATACAAGAAACGATCAGAAAAAATTCACCCATAAAGGGGTAAATGATTATCAAGCAAAAGGAGTTTTTCGTGATAAGCAAATAGAAATAAGGAATATAGTGACTCAAGGCCTAGTTATGTCTAGAGCAGAGAACTATATAACTATGATAGACAATGTAGAGCAAGATGGTGTTAGCGTTTTAAATAAAGATAATGGATTTTGGAGTAGAACAAAAAATGTTTTTGAAGTTGCTAATAGCGGTGTAAAGTTTGGTGAAAAAGATTTAATAAATCCAGAACATAATATTTTTGTAGCAATGGCTCAACTGCAAGGGAAAGAAGAGGGTAAGAATTATTTAAATCCTTTTAATATTACTGTTCATTCTGGAATGATGAGATACTTTGAAAAAGACACTCATGGATTAAAAAATAAAGAAGGCCTCGCTAGAAAAGCAAATGATGTAAATCCTAACGAATTAACGGTGGGAGACTTCTTTATGTTTTTATCAAGATACAATGAAGGCAAAAGAAATAATGAAAAAACAATTTACTACGATCAGCCTATTGCTGTATTTGCCGATAAAAGCAGAAGGTATTATATACAAAGTATAATAGCTCATGATGCTAAAAGCAGAAAAGCTTTATTATCTAGAATAGCAAAAAATCCTGCTTATAAAAATAAAGATAAAAATAAATATAAGCTTGGCGATGAAGTGTTCCCTTATAAAATTAAGAATAATAGACTAGTAGGAGAAGACATGAATACTCTAATAAAAAATTGGAGAGATTATATGCAAAAAAATAGAGAATTATTTTTAAATAATAAAGATCTTAAAAAAGTTTTAGACTCTAAAAGGCAACCCACTAATGAGGTATTAGAAGCCTTTCTAACTTCTTATATAGCTAACAAGTTTATGGCTCAACAATTATTTGTACATGATCATAGACAGTCTGATAATGAAATAGATTATATCAAGCGTGCTGCTGGTGCAATTGCTGGGCATACAAATTTTGACAGAAATACTTCTGTAGAATTTTTTGTAACTAATGATTATTATGTAGCAAAAGATGATAAAACTATTTTTACAGAAGAAGGGGCAAAGGTAGAATTTGGAGAAAATTGGAAGAAAGAGGTTGCTGTTGAAAATGATGCAATGGGATATGTACTTCCAAAACAAGCTGAATTAATAAGAGCTAAATATGGTGACTCTCAAAAAGTAGGAAGTGTATTTAAATTTGTATATCATTATACTGAGTTAGACGGCCCATTAAAAGACAGAACTACTTATATGAAGTTTGCTGTACACACTTTAACTAAAGAGATGGAGGATTCAAGCCCTTATTTAAAAAATCTTGGAGAGGCGTTAAGAGAAAGAACTAAAAATGTTAGAAAAGCATCAAAAGAAAATGGGAAGGGTGTTGGTAATTTAATAATAGGAGCCTCTAAATCAGCAGCCAAATTATATGCAGGAGAACAAAGATTTATTCATGATATAACTTCTATAGATAATATGGAGGAAATGTTTGATAAGCAAGACGAAATATATAAAGACGCTGAAGGATATAGAGGATTGTCTGGAGAAGGATTTGGTATACAGTTGGAACTTGACAAACAAACAGACGAAAGATTCTTCCCTTCACAGTTATTTTATAATTTATTAAATAATATAACCGAAGAAAATAGAGAGAGCGTAGCAAGAATGCTTCAACTTAGAGAAAAAGTAATGAAGGCTAATAACGAAAAAAGAAATTCTTCCATTATAGAGGTAGGTGAAAATAAAAATATCTTTAAGGAAAGAGATTCTTTTAAGTCATCTGTTACAGCAGATATATATGATATATTAGTAGAAAGCTCCTATGATAATTTACATCCTATGTATCCCTATTTAAATGCCCCACATAACGCTGTTGCTACAGGACGTATCACTCATAAAGGAACTAAGATGTATACTAAAGGATCTATAGGTTATCAGTCCTCTAGTATAGGAATGGGGCTAAGATCATACCAAAAAGGATTATATAAAGGTCAAGCAAATGAATATATAAAAAATGAAGATATAGTAGTGTCTGAAGCTATAGTTCCTGGATACCTAAAAGATGACGGTGTTAAGGTGGGAGATCTGTTTATCGGAACAAGAGTCCCTGCTCATGGTAAAGTAAGTAGTTCTGTTTTTATAGTAAAAGGTTTTCACAAACAAGTTGAAGGATCTCCTAATTCTAATGTAACTATACCAGCATGGGTGAGTAAATTTTGGGGAGCTGATTTAGATGGAGATTCTATACATATGAATTTTAGATGGACTAATGAGGAGGTAGCCAAGCGAGAATGGAAAAAAGATTCAAATGAATTTTTTGATAGATATGTGGCCTTAGTTAGTCAAAAAGAAAAAGAAAAAGAAATAAAAGCTGATATTGATTTTGTTGGTCCTGCTAAGAACGCTATTGAATTAAGAGATAAAATTTATGGGGTTCCAAAAACATCTAAAGAGTCTCAATTAACCCCAGAGGGTGACGGTAAAATGTTTGAAGATAACGTTCCAGCTAAACATTTAGTAGGTAGAATAGCCGCTCTAATGAGAACTTTTAATGTATTCTCTAATAGTCAAGATAGATTACCTGTAAAAATATCTATTAAAAATAAAGAAGGGGTGGTAGAGCACGATAAGTTTTTTGATAATCCTTCTTTAGAAAACAATATAGGTAATTGGTATGGTGTAGCGCAATTACTTAATATAGCATTAGATAATGCAAAATATCAATATGCTAGTCAATTAGGGATGAATCAAGAAAGTATATTCTCTTATGTTCTTTTAAGAAGATTAGGCTATTCTTTAAATGATTTAACCCTTATGTTTAATGCGCCTTTCGTTAAAAAATATTTAGAATATAAAAGAGCTAAAAGCAAAAACTATATATCTAAAGATAGCGACATAATGGAAATGTTTGCAGATAAGAATAGCGAATTCAAAAAGAATGATTTTGCTGATTTTATGGAGGAGAATCAAATGATACCAGATATTAAATCTATAATTAAAAATGAAAGAGTAGACATAGATATAAATAATATTACAAATAAAGACCAACAACAGAAAATTATAGAATTAATATATATATTGGATAATTATGATAGTGTTTTAGTTAGTCCGTTTTCAAAAGCCTTTACTGTTCACCAAACTATTGAAAAAAATCCTTTAGAACTTAATAAAATACATAGCGCTATAGAAACGATAATTAATAATACTATAAACGGACAGAGAAATACAATTTTAGGATGGGGAGGTGAGTATTTAAATTATGAATTAGAAAACAATACAATAAATAATCCAATAGTAACACATGGGGTTGGGCTATTTAAAACTATGTTGGATAGGGCGGAACAAACCGATATAAGATATAGCCCTTATATTAGAAGAATATTAGAGGGTAAATCTAAAGAAGTATTGAATAATTTAGGAGAATCTAAATCAGAAGTTATTAATCAGGTAATTGCAAATAATATAAGAAAGCAGTCTGGCTTAATAAATCGTGTTGTAAAAAAACCGATGTTAATTAAAGAGTTTAAAGAATTAAAAGAAAATACAAGAGAGAATTATTTTCTAGATAGTATAATACAGATTTCTGAAGACGAAAAAAATATTGTAATTAATAGGCAAACAATAACAGACTTTACTTCTTATAAAACTATTCAGCAAGCAAAAGATGCCTTTGCTGATCTATCTGAAACGTCACAAGATTTAATTTTTGAGATAGAGTATCTTTTTAATTTATTTGGATATAAAGGAGGTGCTGGACAAGCCTCATCATTCGTTCCTTTCTTTGATGATAAATATGTTGAAAGAATTAATGATGGCATGAACAAGGTTATTGAGCATAATAAAACAGCTTTTGCTGAACTTAATAATGAGGGTGTTTCACAAGAACTGCTTGATGCTATTGAAGATGTACAAAAAAGAAAAGCAGGTCTTGACAGTTTAAGCGCTAAGAAAGAAAGAGATATAGCGTCTAAAGACAATAACAATATATATCCAAATCCTATAAAAAAACCTAAAAAGGTTATTACGGCTGACACATCTTACAATAATGATCATTTAGGAGGTGGAGTAGAATTTATGTCTTTTCCAAAGTGGGCTGCTGATAAAGGTATTGATATATCTAAAATAGAAGAAGACTCTAATACATTTAGAATACTTACGCAAAATTATAGTAAATATAAAGACCATTTAAGATTAGTTAGAGAATTTGAAGCCACGCTAGAGAAAAAACCCTTAAGTAAATATACTATGGAGGGATTATATGATGAAGCGAGGAAGTTTAGAAAAATGGATAATTCTGCCACTAAAGGCATAGCTTATACAATAGAAAAAGAAATAGGACAAAGAGCATTTCAAGAACAAGCTAAATATTTAAGAGACGTAGGGGCTAGTAAAGGATATGAATATAATATTCCTGGAGTAGACGGTGTAGCTCAAGATGATTTAACTAATTTTCAAGCATGGTTAGGCTCTAATAATATGACGTCTAAAAGGCCTGAGATACAGTATTTAATTAATGAAGCTCAAAAAGAATACAGAAAATATATGCGAAGCTTTAAAGAGCATAAAAATTTAATAGAAGAAAAAAATAATGCTTTAAAGAGATCAAAATTAAAAGGCCTTAGTATATTAGAAAGAGTAAGAAAAGGATTTGATTCTAATGCTCGTTATCAATATATATATGGCAATATAGCTACTGTAGAAAATGGTAATGTTAGGTTATTTACTCCAGAAGAAATAGTAGAAAATGGAGTGGAATTAACGAGGCAAGAAGAAGAATACTATGCCACATATAAAGCTGTTGCTGAGATATTATTAGGATCAGAAGGCGGTGAGACTATAGTTCCTGGAATGCAAATGGGTACTTCTGAGAGTATGGCAAGAAGCGGCTTATTTGGTCTTTACAGCTCATCTATTGATTCTTATGACTATAATAGGGTTAAGGTTTATGGAATAGATGCAAATGGCGACAGAGCCTTAAAAACGTTTTATGAATGGAAGTATGATGTTTATAAAGGAAGAACAGGAAAGCTTAAATTAAAATCTGGTAGAGAAATATTTGAATTAGACAAACTTAGAAGAAAAGCTAAAGAACTTAAGGCTAAAGGTAAGCATGAAGATAATAGTAGGATTATACTGTCTGATGTAGAATATGATGCATTAGTAAATAATGGAGCAATGCTTAAGAGAATGATTGGTTATGATAAAGTAAGCGATATTGATGCTGAGTTAATACAAGAATACGAAAGAAGAAAAGGGGTTAGAGCCCAAAACATTTCTTATGATATTAATACTACATTATTAGAATTTACTAGAAGCCATATATTCCAACACGGTGAAGGCTTATATAAGCTGGAAGATGGACGGCCTGTAGAAAGAGAAGATCGTTTTACTGGTATGGGTAAAGTCGCAATACTTACAGATTCTATTATAGGATTTAATAAAAACTTAGATAATAAAAATGCTGTTAGATATTTAACAGGATGGTGGAAAGAAGGATTTTTAGAGAAGAAACAGCAAGTTGGTATATTTGGTAAGACAGGAGACAAGGTTATTGATACCTTTGTTAGACTAACATCTTTACGATTGCTTGGATTTAATATGAGCATTGGTATTGGTAATACGCTTGCTGGTAAATATCAAGAATTACGTAAGCGTGGAGGAAAACAATTTATAAAAGGAGAAGCCAGGTACTGGAAAAATCTTTTTAGCTCAAGAGATATATTAAAAAAATATAGAATTATTGAATATAGTTTTGATGAATTTATGCACCTTTCTGAAAGAAAAGGAACTTGGGGCAAAATAGAAAGATGGTCTTATATGTTTATGGATGGCACAGAAAGCTATATTCAAGGTGCTGCTTTCTTGGGAGAATTAACAGATGAAGAATTTAGAACAGGCGAGATATCAGAAGAAAGAGTAATGCATATTAATCATAAAATATCTACATTACACGGAGAAGGATATACTGCTTTAGACGCTAGTTTACTTTCTATGTATTCTTATGGTAGAGCTTTATTACAGTTTAAGAAATGGTTTATTACTTTAATAGGAGATAGATTTAAAGCTGAAGACATAGATAGATTTGGAGATGTTAATATAGGTAGTTATAGAGCAAGCTCTGAATTTATAACAGATTTATTTAGAAAATATTTTGCTGGAGGAATAACTAAAAAAGAAATAATAGATATATATAATAATTCTAGCGAAAAGAGAAAAAGAGAAATGCGTAATCATGTTGCTGGAATAGGTATAGGGGTTACGTTATTATCTTTAATTGCTATAATGGAAGATGATGATGAGCCAGATACTAAAACTCTTAGAACGCTTAAAAAACTTTCTCATGATGTATTTATTACAACCGACCTAAGAAGGTTTGTAAATTACACTGCGGTTCCATCATCTTTTAGTACATTTAAGAATGCTAATAAAATGATCTATGAGGCCGTGAGAGACGATAAGGTTAAGCGTACTGGACCTTATGGTAAAGCGGGATCATCACAAGCAATTAAAACTATGAGGTATGAAGTCTCTCCATTTGCAGAGGCTAAAAAAGATTTAGCTAATCTATTATATGAGGGTCCTTCTGAGAAAAAGGAAACTAGTTCTTTAATTAGATAATTAAAATTGATTATATTTGTAAAAATTTAAAACATGAACGTAAACGACTTATTTAAAGCATCTTTTGGTCAGTTTGGATCTGTATATTTAAATGGAGATGGGGCTAAATTAGATTTAAATGCAGCTAATGCTACTAGATTTGTTATAGCTATACAATTTATGGAAGACACTACATTTGAGGATATACAAACTTTAGATGGTTTAGTAGGATCTATTACAGATGTAAGTGCAGAACTAGACGTAGGAGGGGCGTTTGGAGCCGTAACTAATGAGTCTACTACTTCAGATCAAGAAACAATTACAACATCGCATACATTTCCAAAGGGAATTACAATATATGGAAAATGGGATTATATAGAATTAAATGGAGGCTCTTGTGTATGTTACTTAGCCCCAGTAGGATATTAATATTAATTTAAAATTAAAATAAAATGGCAAACGTAGACGATTTAGTGAAGAAAGGTTTTGGGCAACTAGGATCTGTATTCTCAGATGCCGATGGGGCAATTACACCTCCAACTAATAAAGTATTTGTAGCTATAACATTTTTATCAGATACTACCCTAGACTCTTCTGGAGGATTAGTTGCTGATACAAATTATAGAAGCTGTGAATTTATTGGCACAAATGCTGCTGCTCATGATGCCGCTTCAGCAACTGTAACTTCTGGTACGGGAGGTGATCAGGTAGATGTAAGTAACACTTTCCCTAAGGGTGTAACTATTTTTGGTAGATGGACATCTATCAATATAGGAACTCCAGGCAGTCTTATCGCATATATAGGAGAATAATGTTAATCTTAGGAGCTAATTTAATATCTAGCGCAGGAGTAAGCGCAAAAAAAAGTGAATTTTCACTTCTCTTTGATGGCGATGATCAGTATATAAAAACTGGCGGGGATAGCTCAACAAAACCTGTTAACGCAGTAACAGTATCCGCTTGGGTTAATATGGATACTGCTGACGGTGGTTATGGTTGGCCAAATCCAGATGGTAATAATGATCACATGCAAGTTATTGTAGGTTGTATTGCTAGTGGTGGTTATGCGCTTGGTATACAGTATGGCGGTACTGCTAATAATCCATTAACATATGTATTTGCAAATGCAAATGTAGATGACAATGGAACTGGTTTGGCGGGTAAATATTTTACTAATACTTTTTACAACAGACATAGTCCTTATGAACAAAAGGCTGACTCTACAGCCGCAGATTTAAACGCGTCATCTGATGCCACGGCTGATGGGCCAGCTGTTGGAGCTGCTGGTTGTACTTGGGGCGGTTATACATCTAGCGTTGGTGGTTATACACTGCACAATATAAGAAACCTAACAGGATGGAATCATCTAGCAATGACTTATGATGGAACCAATGGTATAATGAAGTTATATATTAACGGGTCATTAAAAAGAATAGCTGACACTGAAGTTGGTAGTGAAGGGACCCCTAATGAGATGAATTACCATAGTAATTCCGCTATGGAAGTAATGATTGGTGCTGACGTTGGAAGTGTTCCTTCTGGTGGTGCTGATTTTATGGATGGACTAATAGATGATGTAGCTATATGGGATGCAGCTATAGATGCTGATGGAATAGCAGAAATTTATAATAATGGGGCTGCAGGAACTAATTTAACTAGTGCTGTTGGAGATTACGATAATCAAGATGACTTGCAAGGGTGGTGGAAAATAGAAGAGGGAACTGGAACATCAGTGGCAGATTCATCATCAAATTCTAACACAGGAACACTAGTTAATACGCCAACATGGTCAACAAATACAGCAGGATAATATGAATTATGTAATACTAACAGCATCAGAAGTATCAAGTATAGATTTTTCTAAAGTATTAGAAGATTCTGCAAATACACTTAGATATAACAATGACAATACAAAAACATTTGTAAAGTTTAAAGGCGATACTCCATCTTTTCTAAACGACAAAACAATTTTAAATAAAACTGAAATGTTTTCTGAACTTAAAAAAGAAGAATGGAAATCTATACAAGAATAGCAAATGGGGTTTATACAGAAATTAGCTAAAAAAAGCGATAGAGTTAAAACTAAATCAAAAGCAAAAAAAGTTAAGCCTGTATCTTGCAATTGTGAATTTAAATATAAAACAGCAAAAATCCCAAAGCTTACATGGAGATATGTTTTAACTTTAAAAAATTGGAAATAAAATGTTAGGATTGGGATCTTCTTTAAATAAAGGCGAAACCCCTAGTGGATTTGGTCCAGATCAATTTGTAATGAAAATTACAACAAATATGGGTGGTGACTATCCTTACGATGGCGTTAGTAACAATAGCGATTCAACTTCAATGAAATTTTATATGCCAAGAGTGGGTACAAGTACTAACAAAGGTCATATAGATATTGATTGGGGAGACGGAAATACTGATACAGATGTTGTGGATACGATTACTCATGATTATGGTACGGCTGGTACATATACTATAATAATTACACCTGGAAGTTCGTATGTTAGAGGAACAGCAGCGGGTAATGTGGAGTTTCCTCCTTTAAATAGATGGCTTTTTGGAGGAGAATTTGATTGTAGAAAAGTAATAGAAATATTAAATTGGGGTTGTTTTGGTAATAATAGCTCTTCTGTTTTTAATGGCTGCTCAAATATGACATGCTCGGCAACTGATGAGCCCTGGGACTTTACATATACAAATCGTAAACCTACAAACATGTCAGTTTACTTTAGGAATTGCTATTCATTTAATGGCACTATGTCTAATTGGGCAACATATACATCAACTGCAAATAGACTTGACAGTTTCTTTTTTGGGTGCACTAGTTTTAATCAGCCCTTAACTGGATGGGACACTTCTAATGTTACTAGACTAAACCAAATGTTTCAAGCTGCAACAATTTTTAATCAATCATTGAGTCATTTTGATACTAGCAGCGTGACAACTATAAATAAAATGTTTAATGATAACACAGCTTTTGATCAAGATCTTGGGGGTTGGGATATAAGTAATGTAACTGATTTTGTTAACTTTATGAATAGCGGAGGGCAATCATGGTCTGCGACTAATTATAATGCAACTTTAATAGGCTGGGCAGCCCAAACGGTATCACAAAATGAATCTATCAGTTTTGGCGCTGCAGATACTTTAGATGGAGATGTTGGTGCGGTAAGTAACAGTAGCAATGGTGAGGATGCTAAAAACTCTTTAATAGCTGATGATGGTTGGACGATAACTGATGGTGATGGAACTGAAACATAAAATATAATGGGAAAATATAGAAAATTATCTAAACCTGAAGTAGAGACTTATGCTATTATATGGGATGATAATAGGCAAAATATAACAGGATATGCTGAAATTCAAACAAACCAGTCTTTACATTCATTAAAAACAGAAATAGATTATTATACAGATTATCATGAATGGAAAAATATATTGTCAAATAACGGGATAAATGTAGATGATGAATAAATTAAATTTAATTAAATGAAAAATATACTATATATAATATTTCTTTTTTTAGCATCTTGCACAATTCCAAAAAAATGTTGTGCTCAAATTAATTATTTAAATTATTTAAAAGATGTTGATTTAGAGGAAAATTTAAAAAAACATTTAAAGTTTTCTACAGTTTATGGGGCTATTAATGGAGGGACCTCTGTGTCAGATGTTAAAAATTTCTCTATTACTTCTGGGCAGTTACAAGAAGAAATAATAAAAACGCCTTATGATTATTCTTTTACTGTTGGAATAAGAAAAATAGCTAGATTTGGATATGAGAATAAGGCGCAAACTTTTTACGATGGAACTGAATCTAATTATACGGACGCGGCAACTGTAGGTAAGGTACAAGGATTTGAATATTTATTTGAAGTAGATTACGCAAGACAACAAGGCGTGGACTTTATAGATCAACATCACTTTATTAGATACAGTTCCGATGATGACTGTAATGGTCCTTTATGTGTAGATCATTTTGCGGCTAAAGTAGAATATGTAAAAGATGGTTTTGCCGATGTAGAATATTTTGAATTATCAGAAAGATATAGAATGAAAAGGAATGCTAATTTAGCATTCAGTATAGGCCTTGCTCATAGATTAGCAGAGCCTTATGGCTATAATCCACTAGAAGAATGGATCTTGGATAATGGAAGTATACATTACACTTACTTAGCAATACAAGAGGGTTACAGTATTGATGTTGAAAAGAGTGAGTATAAAGATCCAAGTGGAGCTATAGTCGCAACTAATCCAGAAGTCTGGAAAGAAGTAGTAATTCCCCAAGTCATATCTGACTATACTATTAAGAAAAGAGATCAATTATCCAAACAAATACAACATTCTGTTATAATAGGATTTGACTACTATAAATATACAAAGAGTAAATGGCTGCATGCTTGGGGTAATATACTTCCTTATCATTATAATGATGGTAGCGAATTTTCATATCACAACTTTAACAATGGAAAACAATGGTACGATTATTCAGGAGGATTAATTTATGGAATAAAAGTAAACAGAAGCTTAGGGTATTTTGTAGAAGCAAAATATAATAAGTATTGGAACAGAGAGTGGTATGATTTTAAACTTGGCGTAAATTACGTCATATTTTAGTATTAATTTAAATAAATAAAAAAATGAAAAAAATATTTTTAACAACATTAACAACTTGTTTATGCTTATTTGCATCAGCACAATTTTCAGTAATATCTTCTATTAATATACCAGAGGAGGGAGAGGAGTTTTCTGTAAATAGCATAACAGATAATATGGGTGCTGGCTATCAAATAAATGATAAAATAATGGCTGGTGTAGTAAAAAATGGTGAAAATTATGATGTCTTTGGAAGATATTATTTTGAAAATATATACGTATCTTTACAATCACCAACAGAAGAGATGTCTGAAAACATGAATATAGGTGCTGGATACTCTTATAATATTTGGGATAAATTATATATAGAGCCAAACTATTCTATGCCGATGAAGGAAGATGAAAACGGAGAAAGAGAAGGAAAGTTCGTTATAGGAATAGCTTATAAACTTTAAAATAGACAATATGTATACATATAATATTGAATTACTAAGAGTTGTTGATGGAGATACTATTGACGCTAAAATAGATCTAGGGTTTGATGTTAGTGTAAAAAAAAGAGTGAGATTTATGGGGGTTAATACCCCCGAATCTCGCACTAGAGATTTAGAAGAAAAAGCTAGAGGCTTAGCTGCCAAAGATAGAGTTAAGCAATTACTAAAAGGAAGCGATACAATTCAGCTTGTATCACATGGGGTAGGTAAATATGGAAGATGTTTAGGAGAATTAAATATAGATGTAGTAGATGGTAAAAAGAATTTAACATTAGTGAGTGTAAATGAATTATTAATTAAAGAAGGCCATGCGGTAGAATATCATGGCGGTAAAAGATAAAATATATGAATTGGATAAATAGTTGGAAACAAGGAAATAAAAAAGAAAAATACGAAATTACTTTAAGGTTAGGAAAACTAACTTTATTTGAATTAAAAGCATGTTTATTTTGTGAAACAGGCTGTTCTAAAAAAAGAGTTAGATTAATTATATTAAATTTTGGTTTTGAGGCGTAATGACAATGAAAGACGACATAGCGCTAATGGAACATAGAATGAATTCAATGGAAGATAAATTAGATAAAATGGATGCTAAGTTAGATATGTTAACTGAAAAATTACTTGACCCAGATCACGGAGTAACAGCAAGAGTAAACAGAAATACGTCTTATCGTAAAATTATGAGCAAAGCTTTATGGGCTATATATATAGTTACGATAGGCTTGGTTATTAAGATGTTTTGGGAATAATGGCAAAAGAATTAAACGAAGATACTAGTTTTAAAATAAGTTTAAAAACTTTAGCTGGAATAGCGGTTCTTATATTTACTATTGTAGGAATGTGGTTTGCATTACAAGCGGACATAGAAGAGGCTAGGCAGCTTCCTGAGCCGCCACCACAAGATGTTACTAGAATGGAGTTTGATATGAAAGATCAGATGATACGTAATACCATTATGGAAACCAAAAAAGATGTAGAAGAGATGAAAGAGTCTCTTGAAAAAATAGAAGATAAACTATATAATAGATGAAAGAAGAAATTACATGGAGGATGTATAGTATGTATTTTTTAATTATAGTTTTAATTTTACTGTGTAGCGGGGCGTTTGCTCAGATTCAAGTAACTCAATTTAATGCTGGTTGGAATTCTGCAAACGAAGTTCCTTGGGTACACAAACTTACTGAATGTAATACAATTTCTTATGTTGACGTAAGTAAGCAGGCAGAGATGGCAAAGAAACATAAAATAGCAGTTGTTCCTACAATTATAATATTTAAAGATAATATTGAAGTGGCTAGATTTCAAGCTGATCTTAGTTTTAAAATGGTAGCAACAAGAGAAGAAGTACAAGAAGAAATAGATAATCAATTAATGAGCGATTTTTAATATGTGGAGTTTATTTAAAGATAAAAATGAAATAAATGAAAAGAACGTAGTTGGATTTGCGTCTTTTGTAGTTATGGTATTATTTGCTATAGCAGATCTTACAACTAGCTTTATATTTGTAGGTGAAGAAAGCAAACTAGTAATTAACGAAGTAATATATAATTCATTCGTGTGGGTAACACTAGGGTGTTTTGGTATTAGTTCTTTTGAAAAAGTAAAAACTAAATGATGAAAAAATTATTATTATTGTTGTTGCTGCCTATATTTAGTTTTGGGCAAAACTGTGTTCCTACTTTAACAGTTAAAGATACCTGTTCATATGGCTATGCTAGAACATGGATAGAATGGAACTCATTAGATAGTGGTTGTGCAATACAAACCATACACAAAGGAACGCCTTACAATACATACTCTTGGGGCTGGAACAGTTCGGATACTAACTATATGTTTATTAATAATTACAGTCCTGGTGATCCATTTGCTAGCTCAGAAGGCTTTTGGGTTGTATTTGAAATGACTGATAGCACTTTTACTGATACAGTTTTTGCAAATCAATTTACTTGTATTGAAGGGTGTATGGATCCTACTTATGATAATTACAATCCTTTAGCTAATATACCAGATGTTTGTTTAGCAATACCTCCACCGCAAGACGATTGTTTTGATGCCACAAAAACATCTATAACAATAGAATTAACGCCAGATCAGTATGCAAGCGAAACATCTATAGATATAATAAACCAAGATGATAGCGTCTTATTTAATGTTGAAAGGCCTTTTTTTAGCAGTATTGGTACGGGTAATTTATATACAAATACAATATGTGTTCCTATAGATGATACTGTTAGATTCGTTATACGTGATTCATATGGTGACGGAATATGTGGATCTTGTTTCGGAGGAGTTGATGGTAGCGTTTTAGTTACAGATGAGTGTGGAGATACTATATATAGTTTAACAGCTGGAGATAATTTAAATTTTGGTGATGCAGACACTTCAGGTGTTTTTGTAATGAAAGATTGTAGCTGGATACCTGTTTTTGGTTGTCCTAATCCAGCTTATTTAGAATTTAATCCAGCTGCTGATTCTATGAATCCAGCATTATGCGTTACACCAAGGGTTGTAGGCTGTATGGATACAACTATGTTTGATTTCAATCCTTTAGCTAACGTACCGCTTATGGAAGACAGTTGTAATTATCAATTACATTTAACAGATGGCGGTGGTGATGGATGGAATGGTGCGTATGTTGTTGTTGTTCAGTTGGGCAATATTTTTGGTCCTTATACCAATATAAGCTCTTCTGTAGAAATAATATCTTTAAATTTAAAATCAAACCATCCAGTTACTATTAGAGCATACAGCCAAACAAGTTCTGATGCTACATTAGACCAAGTTGGTTTTAAATTAATAAATCCAGAAGGAAATATTATATTATCAGGAGGTACAAATCCTTGGGGCGATATGATAAGAACATTTCCAGACAACTATATAGCAATACCAAATTGTCCTACTATATGCGATCCTTATGTTTATGGATGCATGGATGCTTTAGCTTATAATTATAATAATACGGCAAATACTAGCGATAGTAGCTGTTATTATAATCCAGGATGTACAGACCCGCAGTATTTAGAATATTATACTCAGGGCTTTTCAGCTGACTATAATGATGGCTCTTGTATAACACAAGCTGTTTGGGGCTGCACAGACCAACATGCCTTTAATTATGATCCTGCGGCTAATTTAGATAATAGCGGGTGTATACCCGTTATACTTGGGTGTATGAATGATTTAGCTTTTAATTACAACCCTAATGCAAATACTCCAGATACTTGTATACCTATAATTGAGGGGTGCACATCACCCATAGCTTTAAATTATGATTCTTTAGCTAATACAGATGATGGTAGCTGCATAGGCGTGACTTACGGATGTACCGATACAACAATGTGGAATTATTCTCCTAACGCGAACGTAGATGACGGATCATGTATTCCTTACATATATGGATGTACAGACCCTACAATGTGGAATTATAATTCTAGCGCAAATACAGACAATGGTAATTGCATAGCATTTATTTATGGGTGTATGGATACAATAGCGTTTAATTACGATCCATTAGCAAATACAGACAACGGAACTTGTATTCCTATTATATTAGGATGTACAAATCCTATTGCCTTAAATTATTGTGATTCTTGTAATACAGATGATTTTAGTTGTATATTACCAATCTATGGTTGTACTGATAGCACAATGTTTAATTATAATCCCTTAGCAAATGTTGACAATAATTCTTGTATTCCTTTTATTTATGGCTGCACTGATCCTAGTATGCTTAACTACGACCCACAAGCAAACACTGAAGATTTCAGTTGCATTGCTTATATCTATGGTTGTATGGATAGTACTGCTCTTAACTATGATTCACTGGCTAATACTGACAATGGTTCGTGTATTACTATTATTCAAGGATGTATGGATGTCAATGCGTGGAACTACAACCCAGAAGCAAATATGAATTTTGGTCATGATTCTTTAGGGTGTCTATATGCTGCTAATTGTACTGCGACAGAGCCTGGAGAGCCTTTCTTTTTAAATGATCATTGTTATGCTTGGGTTATATCTGTAGATGAATATTGTTGTGATAATGAATGGGACACAATATGTCAATTAACATATGATTATTGTGCGGGTACTTATACGGGCCCTTTATTAGCTAGAACTATAGAAAACGGTAAGCTATTAATGGTTACAGATTTACTAGGAAGAAAAACAAAAGAAGAAAAAAATAAATTACTTCTTTATATTTATGACGATGGTAGAATAGAGAAAAAAATAAAAATAGAATAATAAAAATTATGAGTATATTAACGACTATAGACGGAGTGCCTTTATTTTCAACTTCAACAGAAGCTTTAGCTTGGGGTGCTCAAAGAGGATTGTCTGGGTATCATACGCATTCCTATCAAGGACAAACAGGTTATATGGGAGGCTTAACGCATGGCGCTTCTAATAATACAAGTAATAATAATTCGTCAAATCCAAGGTCTTCAAGTGGAGGTAATGGTTCTGGCGGAGCATCATATTAAAATTTAAAATTATGTTAGGACAAATATTTTCTAGTGGAGCTTCTGATCTTATTAAAGGAGTCGGTGGAGTAATAGATAATTTACACACCTCTAAAGAAGAAAAACTTGAGGCAGAAAGAAAGATAAAAGAATTGGTTGCTAATTATCAAATAGAAATGGAGAAAAACATTACTAGTAGATGGGAGGCAGATTTAAAATCAGACTCTTGGCTTAGTAAAAATGTAAGACCATTAGTGCTAATATTTTTAATAATATGCACTATGTTATTAATATTTATAGATGCAGGAGCATTAAATTTTGAAGTTAAATCTTCTTGGGTGGACTTATTACAATTAGTATTAATAACGGTAATTGGGGCTTATTTTGGAGGAAGATCTTTAGAAAAAGTTAAAAAATAAATGGAAGATATAGGAGAAAATGCTGAAAAACTATTATATGAATCAATGGTAAACTCCTATATGATTATAACAAATAAATTATCTTTTGATGAGCTGTTGGATTACAATGGGTGCTCCTTACCCTTTAATCCTAAAAAAAATATAAATAACAAGGTTATTGACAAAATAATTGATTATTTTTGTACATTGGAAGAATATGAAAAGTGTGGAGAGCTTAAAAAGTTAAAAGAATCAAAAAAATATAAGAAAAATTTCATAAATTTGTAAAAAATAAAAAATAATGGCAAAAAATTATACATTAAACTATAGCTTAAACATGAGTGCGGCTTCAGCGTCAGGCTATTCTCAATCACAATCAGGTTCTGCCACTTTAAATATTACAGGTGTTGATCAAATAGCAACAGGAAGAATAGATGTCGCGCATGACGGAGACTCAACAGTAATGGCTGCTCCAGGACATGGAAGATTTATATATGTAAGAAATTTAGATGACACAAATTTTGTAAAAATATACGATGGAGCATCTTCAGCTGCTGACTTAATAGGTATATTAGAGCCAGGTCATTTTTTAATGACGGTAATAAGAGGCACAGGAACTACAGTTGCAAAAGCAGACACAGCTACAGTAACTATAGAGTATGCAGCAATAGAAATAGATTCAAACGCTTAAAATAAAATAAAATAATATGGCAACACAATCATTATCGGTAACAGTTTCAGGATCTTTAACATTAACAGATTCAGAAGGAAATCAAGTATGTTCATTTACTCCTTCTTTTACTACAGATAGCACAACTGTAGACTCAGCGTTGATATCTACAGGAGAAATATTAACTAACGGTACTTCAGATACTACAATAAATTTAGCAAGTCACAATAAAGACATGATATTTACATTCATTAAAAATGTAGATACAGATTATCCAGTAGCTGTAAAGCCAGACGGTGATGTTATAGCGAATTTAAAACCAGGAGAGTGTATGTTTTCTCCAATTCATATAGATGGGGCTGGAGACGATTCTGCTAATTTAGATCTAGCAGCAACGACTGCAGCACAAAAAGTTCAATACTTAATTTGTGATGGTCCTGATACTGGAATAGCATCAGATGACTAATAATTAAAAAAATGTAAATGAAACTTAAAGTATTAAGATTTAGTAGCCAGGAGGATAGTACTTCTGGCTTACTTTTTTTAGAAGGAGACCTAGGCCTAGAATTCTTATGTTATACATTAGAGGATGAGCATAGGGAAGATAAAATAATGGGAGAGACTAGAGTGCCTGCGGGTACTTATCAAATTAAATTAAGAACCGAAGGGGGATTTCATGAAAGATACAAAAAGAAGTATGGTAGTATGCATAAAGGCATGCTACATGTCACTAATGTGCCTAATTTTAAATGGATTCTTATACATACTGGTAATACTGATGAGCATACTGCTGGATGTTTACTTGTGGGGGACTCGCAAGAAAATAACAATATCAGCAAAAATGGCTTCGTTGGCAAATCAGTTAATGCGTACAAAAGAATATATCCAGATATTTCTAAAGCATTAATTAAAGGAGAAGAAGTGACTATTGAATATATAGATTTTGACAGTGTTCCTGAATAATAATTATGAAATGGATCGGGCAACATATATGGGATTTTGTATCTAGATTTCGTAATGATGTATATTTAGAATCTACAGAAGAAGGGAAACCTACTCTAACTATAGAATCAACTAATACTGCTCTTGAGGCTGCTGGTGAATTAAAATTTGTTAAAAACGCGGCTGATGTTGCAGATCGTGAATTTTTAGGAACAATAGGTTTTTATGGTGACAACAGCGCTAATGAAACTATAAACTATTCGCAAATTCGTACAATAGCATTCTCAACAACTGATGGCCAAGAAGCTGGCAGGCTATATCTTAATGTAGCTCAATATGACGGAACTATGACCACTGGATTATATGTTAATGGAGATACAGATGTTGATGATAACGTAGATGTGGTAATAGCAAATGGGGTTGGGTCTACAACTACTATTAGTGGTATTTTAAATGCTAGAGATATTATTTCAACGGCTAATTATCATACAACAACATTTGAAAACCGAATGTCAGCTGATGGCGCTTTAGCAACTGCGTATGGAAAAATTTTAAAATATTCACCAGGAGCGAGTGAAACACTTAATGGTTCGGAAATATATTTTTTACATACAGATGGCACTTGGGATCAAGCTGATGCAGATGCTGTTGCCACTGGAGCTTCTCAATTATTAGGAGTTGGATTAGGAGGCAATTCTCAAAGTGCAGGCGTATTAACAGAAGGTTATATCAGAATAGCTTCTACAGAAATATTAAACGTTCCTGGTTCTGGAGCTGTTGATGGATTACCTCTTTATGTCTCAACTACAGCAGGTCATTTTGATTTTACAGCTCCGTCTGGATCTGGAGATTTTGTAAGAATTGTCGGTTATGCTATTGATGATCATGGTGGTGATGTTTTAGTTTATTTTAATCCAGATAAAACTTGGGTGGAAATATCGTAATGGCATATAAAGACGAAATATTAACATTAGCATCTGACAAAATTTATTATACAGATGAATTTGAAACAAGGCTTGAAGTAATGATGGATTGGGAGGATAGTATAATGAAAGCATCTGCAGATTATATTTGTGAAAACGGAGGGGATATATTAGAAATAGGATTTGGAATGGGAATATCAGCTGATTATATTCAGGCTAACTCCATAACATCACATACTATAGTGGAGAATCACCCGCAAATAATAGAAAAAGCAAAAGCTTGGGCTGTTGGAAAGCCTAATGTAACTATAATAGAGGGAGATTGGTATGAAATAAAAGATTCTTTATCTACTTATAATGGGGTTTTTTATGATACTTGGGGAGACGATAATGCAGATCGTTTTAAAAACACATTAACAACATTAGTAAAGCCTGGAGCTAAAACTAGTTGGTGGAATAATTATACTAATTCAGATGATGTATTTTTTACTGAAGGGACAATATATGAATCTATTTCTGTTAACCCTCCTAGCAATATATATTTTAATTCTAACACATATTATTTACCTAAAAAAGAGTTTTAATGCCAAATTTATATGTATCAGCACCATTAAGAGATGGATTTATTAACAGCGGTAATCAGTCAACCTGGGCCGCAGCTAGAGATCATGCTGGTAACGCTCTATCTGATAATTCTTCTGCAACTAGTAATCTTGTAGGCGCTAGAAGATTTCCCTCTAGAGGAGGAGGGAATCTTTTTCAAGTTTCACGTGCATTTTATCATTTTAATACAGCTGGTATAACTAGCATATCTAGTGCTACTATTAAAATATATGGTTATGGTAGTTCTACTAGTGGTAGCTGTATAGCTGTAAAAAGTACTGCTTTTGGAGGTGACGGAAATAGTGATTTAGTAGTTGGAGATTTTGATGCTATAGTTGGATATCAAACTGCAAGCGATTTAAGTGGATCTGTAACAGAATATTCTTCACCTATAGAATCAGGTGAGTGGGACAATACCACCTATAACGACCTTACAGGAACATCAGATTTAGTAAATGATATGAGGGCTAATGATGATGTTATAATCTGTCTAATGGATTATAATAATGATTATAAAAATGAGGCTTCTACTGACAATTTATATATTGGGGCCTATTCCACAGAATGGGGAGGAACTTCTAAAGATCCATATATAGAATACGCATTAGCAACAGGATATGGAAATAAAGTTTTAGGAGTAGATGATTCAAATATCGCAAAGGTATATGGAGTAGCTACAGCTGATATAGAAAAAGTAATAGGGGTTTAATAAAATAAAATAATATGCCGATAATTAAAGATAAATATAAAGGAAAAGGATCGCAAACTAGATCTAAATTTTTAACAAGATCAAAAGACAAGGCTATATCTGAATCTGTACCAGTAGGAATTAGTACAGAACAAAAAAGAGAATTATTAAAAGAATCTTATAGATCTGCTCCAGAAAATAAAAATCAAACAACTCTTAAAGCTACTGTTGCTACTACTACACAAGCAGGCGTTGTCAGTCAAGCATCTTCTACTGAAGAGCAAACAAAAGAAAGTAATATAAATAGTTTTAACTTTAAAGAAACTAATACTGTAAAGTCATTATTTACTTTAAACGAAGGAAACACATTAAATAATATGATTATACACAATTACAATAGTGGTGGCGCAGCATCTACAATTGGAGTTCATTGGAGCTCTGGAGATCAAACAAATATTTCTTTTACAGTATCAAGTGGCGTAATAACAGCAACAACAGGAGCTACATCTACTTGTTTGTTTTCGGGACAAATACCTTATTTAGCATCTATTGATTTAGGAAGCATTTTAAATACAGTATTTAAAAATGTAAATAAAGATATATATTTTTATGTTGTTTCGTCATTAGTTGGGCCTAGCGTAACATATAGCATTTCTTAATGCAGGGGTCTTACGGAAGATATATTGTTCCTATATGGCTTTCAAATTGGACATTTAAGGATCAAAAAAATAAAATATATAAATTAGAAAATCATATAGTAAAAGGGTATAATAAAGGCTCTATATTTACTGATAAAGTCATTGTTGACAAAGCTGTTAACAAATTAATTGGAAGACGTTCAAAGAAAAAGCTTGTTCCCGTAAATTTAACACTCATAAGTCAGCACGGTTATGGTGTTGAAGAAAACTAAAAAAAGAACAATGTCTTTAAACGATGAAATTAGAGAGTATTTATTAAGAAATCCTCATTTAATGCGTAGTAAATACGCAGACACAGCCAAAAAATTTGGCACAAATTACGAGCAAATAAGAAATATTGCCCGAATATTAAGAAAAAATAATCCTGATACAGAGCCTAAAGAAAAGGAAATTATTAATTTTCAGGAAACAAAAACCAATGCTATATTAACAGCAGAAAATTGCACTAGAGTAAAATCTTTAGAAGACTTATTATCAGCTTGCCAAGTAGATCTTAATGAGTGGGATGTAGACAAGTATGATATAGGTACATATGAAGTTACTGGATTTGATAACGATAGAAATCCTGTTACTGTTACTATGTTTAGAACAAAAGCCTGGTTAAAAAGAATTAGACCTGAGCTTGATATTAAAAAGATAAAAGCGGAGCTTATAGAAGATTTACGTAATTTATCTCCAAAGGTTGCAAAAATCAAAAGAGACAGGCCTGAAGATAGAACTAATTTACATTTATTAGAAATATCTGCATTTGACTTACATTTAGGTAAAATCGGCATAAAAGGAGACGAATATAGTATGGAAATAGCCGAAGAACGTCTTTTAAGCGCCATAGAGCACTTGTTATATAGAGCCCAGGGGTATTACATAGATAAGATACTTTTTATCGTAGGACAAGATTTATTAAATTCTGATGGCGATTGGCCTATACCTTCTACAACTAGAGGTACTCCACAATTTAATAGCAATTATCATATAGATATGTATAGATATGCTCGTAAGCTTATGATAAAAGCTATTGATATATTGTCTGAAGTTGCCGATGTACATGTTATGGTAATACCAGGGAATCACGATAGAGAATCTGTTATGCATTTAGGAGATACCTTAGAATTATATTACGAAAATAATAAGAATGTTAAAGTAGATAATAGTGATTGTTTAATGAAAGCTATTCCCTATGGAAATAACTTAATTATTTCTGATCACGGTGATGGTCCTAAAACCAATGATTTGCCTGGCATTATAGCTCAGAGATTTAAAAATTTATGGAGCGATACTGTTTACGTAGAAGTGCATAGGGGTCATTATCATACTAATAAAGCCATGAAGTTACAGGCCATAGAAGAGTTGAACGGTATAACTGTTAGAAACTTATCATCTATGTCTGCAACTGATTATTGGCATGATAGTAAAGGGTTTATTGGAAATATAAAGAAAGCTCAAGCTTTTATATATAGTAGACAAAACGGATTACAAGGCATACTTAACTATAATGTCTCTGTTTAAGTTTTTTTATATGCCTATCTACTCTTTTCATCCATTTAGATAGTCTACGTCTATATTTTTCCCACTGCCTGATTTCGTCTTGCTTTGTCATTTTCTAAAATTTTAATTAAACCATTTTGAGTATGTAAAGGTTTTGAATTTTTTAAACTTCTGTATTCTTCAGGATTAAAAATTAATTTTACTTCTTTAATTAAATCACCATCCCATTTAACGATCCATCTGCTTGAATGATGCATTTTATTTCTTTTTAGGTGTGTTAAGTAGTTCATAATTTAAATTTTTTATGGGTATTTCCCGTTATTAAACATAAATAATCTTTTTTTGTAGTAAAAACTCTTCTTCTACATTTAGAATTATGAAATCCTAGTTTATGCAATAAGTATTTTATTTTCTTTTTTAATTTGGCCATATTGTAATTAAATTATTAGTAAGCTTCATAATCATCATCTACATACTTATTTCTCCATTTGTCTATTTCTTCAAAGTATAAGTCTCTGAATTTATCAACCTCTTCTTGTAGGGCTTTATTTTCTCTTGCTGTAACAATTAAACAAGCAATAGTTCCTATTATAAAACCAGCTATTGAGCTGATTGCAATAAGTATTAAATCTGCAAACTCATTATTTTCCATAGTAAGTATTTTAAATTGATCTTCCTATTATTATTCCCATTATTAAAATGGTTAATGATATGTAGGCCATTGTTATAAAAATCATTGAATGTTTTTTTTGCTTTTTTCTATTCATACCAAACTCCATATATTTTTATTTTATTTACCTCACACATTAGCTTTCTTTTTTTTATTGGTTTTTCTTGTAGCGATGCTTTGCTTTTGTATTTCGGATTTGAACTGTTTAATTTTCTCTTTTTCGGCATATTCTTTTAGGTTTTCAATTATTTTATTATTATCATTTTCAATAATTTTCTTATATATACTTATAAATAAATAAATTGTTATAATAAAGACTAATATAAGTATTATTTTGTACATTTTCCTAATTTTTCCAGTTCAAATTCTAAATGAGCTATTGCTTTTTTAATGCAATCTATTGGTGATTTGTGTTTACGGTTTGCGCGCAAGAGATATGTGACTGCGGTCCCGCAATTATAAGAAAGATCAAAATCTTCTACGACCTTACGGGCCTCATACTTATGATATTTACCTATATAATATGAAGGTATTCTTTTGTCTCCTGTGGTGTCGGCAACATATCCATTTCTGCCTACCTCCCAATAATGCTCATTGTGTTCTTCCATTAGTCTAATTTAGTTTTAAAGTGGTCAATTATTTTATTCATTTGTCTTTTATAGAATAAATCAAATTCTACATATTCCATTTCACCTGTATCACCATTCATGGTTTTAGGCTGTGTTTTTTCCCATAGTTTATAAAGAACCCCTCTCATTCTTTGACTAGGAGTTTTCTCGCTAAACTCTGAATTTGCTGTGGCTTTTTCTACAGCATCTATCTGGTCTTGATTAATATGGTTTGCCGATATTAATACATAACCAGGCTTTTTGATTAATCCAAATAGATTAACCATAGTTTCGTGTGCTAGCTCAGGAGTACCTACATAGATACGTAGGCTCCCGTCTGCTAAGGTACTAACTTTATCAATACCTCCTTCAAATACTACTGAATTTTTCATAATATATCTTCGTTCATTATATGTATAGTTCTTTCTGATTTCTTATCAAGATAATCAAATCCTTGGCTAGGCCAATAATCATTATCAAGACAATATTTATATATTTCTAGATCGGTATTATACAAGTCTCTACCCATATCTATAAGGTTATCTCCTAATTGTATTATATTAATACTAAATGGAGGATTTTTCTCTATAGCTACAATATAGAACTCGTAAGCCTTTACAGCATCCATATAGAATGCAGCCTGCTTATAGTACTTAAACTTCCTTACAGAGCTTGCAAATCCATTATAAGAGCTGTCTTGTGTAGTTTTTAAGTCTACTATAATGTTAGCGTCTTTATTATAAACATCAAGCATTCCTCTACATTTTACATTCCAAAATTCATTTTCCCAAGCTATAATATGTTCTTTAAGACCATTAGTAAGCAACGTTTTAGCATCAGAATCTCTCATTATTTTTTGAGTCATTTGCTCTATAAGTTCATATTCTTGCTCAGAAATAACAGTTTTAAACATGTTGTTGTTTGTAAATTCTGCATAATCTTCTTTTCCCTGTTTAGTTCTTTTATCAAATTTAGGAGATACAACATAATGTTTGTTAAACTCTTCTGGTTGTAATACATTCATATGTAATGCCGATCCAAACTTCATGGCTGGTGTAGACGGTTGCGGATTGTCCATCATAAACCTAAAATATTCTGGTGATTTGCCAGTAAGATTATTCAGCATACTGTTAGATACATATTCTGTGTCTTGATAGTAGCTGTCGTGCGTAAGATTGTGATTCTTTATTAATTTCATTTGTTTGATTTATGAGACATTAAGACCCTACCGAAGTAGGGCCCCAATGCAATCAAAACAAAAACCATGTGAACATGGACAAGAAAGTTCTACAAAAGTAGTAAATTATTCCTTTGCTCCCGAATCTTTCTCTTGTTTGTTTTGACCTTTCTTTTCTTTCTTTTCTTTGTTTTTGATATCTTCTTCTAATTGCTTGTCTAATTCTTGCATTCTTTTAAGAATATTTTCTGACTCTGGTATTTGAGAACAGTAGTCTCTTAAACTATCTCTAAACGCATCAATTTCTTTCTTTTCAAATTTTTCATTAGCTTCATAATCTTTATGAACCCAAGTAAGTAAAGCCACTTCGTGTGATCTTAATGCTTCTGACATTGCTTTTAATGTGTCTGAAATAGGAATATCTACTTTGTAGCTTTTGCCCATAATCTTTACTTTTTCTTTCTTCTTTCTTAGTGTCATATATTTTTATTTAAATTTATTTTCTTGATAATATTTTCTGTGGTATTCCTTTCTATTAGCCAAATATATTTTATTTTTTTGATCTCTCTTTCCATATCTTTCTGTAAATATTTTATTTATAGTTGTTGATGTTACGTTAAGATCTATAGCGGCTTGCTTTATAGACACCCCCTTGCTTCTAATATAAGTTAATATATTATCTTTTTTTCTTTCGGTTAAATCATGAAACTTAGTTGGCTTTTTTTTCGTTTTTATCATAATACTTTGATTTTTACTCCTGAATTTTCTTTATCGTATTCATATTCTCCAAAGCTAGGTATTACACAATCACAATTATCATCATCTATATAATTGTATGTTACCATTAAGTCTTGAACAGTTTGACAAGGATTTATATAATCAAACTTTCTTCTGCTATTTCGTATAAATGTAAATTTTATTTTGTATGGCATTTCCTTGTCCTTTATTAGTTCTATAAACTTTTCTTTGTTGTTAATCCAGTCTTGTTTTGTTTTTTTTATATAATTCATCACTGTTTTAGAATGAATTAAATATTTACCTGTCCATCGCTTTCCGTTCTTACTAGATGGGACATTTCCTGCTATGAAAATTTCGTCCATCTTGCAAAGATAATAATAAATTTGAGAGTTTCACCCTTGGAATTTTCAGATACCCCCCAATAGGTACTGCTCCATCCTAGGAATCTGTTATCTCTCTCATTTATATATCTTTAGAACGGCATATCTTCATCGTCTGCAGTATTTTGAGCTACAGAATTGGCTTTAGACCATTCAGAATGCTTTCTACTAAATTCAGCCATATCTTCATCGCTTAGAGTTTGGTTCATATCATTGTTGTATGTACACTTTCCTCCTGACTTTGCTGACCATCTGTATTTAGTTGCTGTTCTAATAACAGGCTCTTCATTATCTTTATTTATACCAATATATTCTTCTGATATAAATGTAACCATTAATGACTTTCCAATAGCGTCATTCATAGCGCTACTATCATCGCTAAAATCTCTTACTCCCGCGTTAATAAGAAAATCTTTAATTTGTTTAGTTTTCCATTCTTTTGTAGAAGGTTTGTCTGTTTCTTTAACAGCCCAAAATCTACATCTACCCACCTTTCCATTGCTTGTAACAGCATATTGTATAAATGGTGAGCCTTTGTAGTCCTCTAAGTTGTCTGAGGTTGTTAAAGCTGTAATTTTACATTCGTGAGCTCCAGGTGTAATGTATTCTACTTTTTCTCCTTTAGCTCTTGTTGTTGTTGTTGTGTTTAAATTAAACGGTAATGCACTCATTTTTTATTTATTTAAAATTTCTAATATTTTATATAACTTTTCTTTTGCTTCAATTACTTGAAGTTTTAGATCTAAATTGTACTCTTTTACTCTTTCAAATTCTTGACGTAAAGAGTTTAACTCATTATTATAAGTTTGTTTCCATTCTTGTGGCTTATGATAATGTGTTTCTACAAGATCTGCATTTTCTTGTTCGTTTTCCATTATTTGTTGTTTTTGATTTTCCAATTAATATACTTAGTTAATGTATCTCCATCAAAGATAATTTTGTCTTTTTCAGGAGCATACGGATAGTCTTTACCTTTCCATTGTTTTGTTTGTAAAGTTTGTATTGGTAGTCTATACAAGAATCTACCTATACCCCATGATACACACGCACGTTTAAATGCATCTGAGACATGACCTTTATCTTTTTCTACATTAGATTCTGATCCTGTGTCTGATTTCCACACCCACATTCCTTGTATATTTTCGTAACTATTTGTAACAAATATTCCTACTTTACAAAATAATAATCCATTCTCTTCATAAAATATACTTTGCCAGTTTTCTGGACCACATACTTCATCTAATAAGTCTTGACAATCTCTAGCGTCTATATACGCTACACAGGTTGTTTTTCCATACTTGGTGGACTGCACCCTCCACTTATATGGTAATTCTTTTTTTAAATCGTTTAAATTCATTCTGATGTTTCTTTTTGTTTTGATTTTTTCATTTTCTTGACTGCTGCTGCAGCTACTACAAATTTTACAAATCTTCTTATCATAACAGGCCTACCTTTAAGCAATAAAGTAACAGCTAATTCTTTAAATGTTAAAAGCAATACTTGTCTAACAAGTTTTTTGTCAATTCCTAAATCGTAAGCAATCTCACTTATAATTGATTTTACTTTAGATATGCCCCTTTTTTTCTTGTCCATTTAGGGCAAATATACAATTTTAATCTGTATCACCAAGTATTTGAACAGCTAAATACATTGGCAGTACAATAATTCCTGCTAAAATTAAGGAAAATAAGATAGGCCCTAATATAAAAACTACTGTTCCTATTACTATTGTGGCCATTATAGGGTATTTACCTATTATACTAAACTTCTTCATAATCTATAAATTTTGTTATTTCACTTTTAAAGCTTAAGGTGACTTCACCAACACCTATATTTCTACCTTTAGCAAATATAATATTGGCGGTTCCTTTGCTTTCTTTTCCATTATCATTAAATTCTATTCCATAATATTCAGGGCGATATATAAGCATCACTACATCCGCTGCTTGTTCTATCTCTCCTGACTCTCTAAGATCTGACAATGTTGGTTTACTGTTATTGCGCATACCCACACCCCTATTGAGCTGGCTTAATGCCACTACAGTGATATTCAATTCTTTAGCTAAGTTTTTTAATGTTCTAGCAACTTTACTAACTTCTTGCTCTCTACTTCCAGCTTTATTTTTAGAACTAACTAGCTGTAAATAATCTATCATAACAAGCTTAACGCCTTTATTTTTTACATATTCTTTTATTCTGTGAACTAAATACCCTAAAGATGTTATATTGCCCTCATCTATATGTAATGGTATTTTCTCTATATTACCTATAGCTTCGTGTATTTTAGTTAACTCTTCATTGTTTAATGTTCCATTAGTAATATATCTATTGCTTATTTCAGATTCCATAGAGGCAAGCCTTCTAAGCAGCTGCAAGGAGCTCATTTCGTAAGAAAATATAACTGTTGATGTATCTGTATATTTTGCAGCATTATAGGCAAGAGCAAGCGCAAAGCTTGTCTTACCCATAGATGATGCGCCTCCTACTATGATGAGATCTGTTTCTTGCCAGCCTCCTGTAAATCTGTCTATAGCTTGAAATCCAGAGGCTATACCTAACAGCCCGTCAGTATTCATTCTTTTTTCTATATCTTCTAGAAAATTTTTAATTTGTAAATTAATATCTCCTAATACTTCTGGTTTTCCTATTTGTAATTTAGACATTTCAGAACTTAACTTGCCCACAATAAGCTCTAGCTCATCTTGATTGCTAAGTTGATTATGAACATCATGAACTATTCCTGTTAGAGTTCTTTTTTGAAATTCTTCTGTCAAAACTCCTATGCAGGTTATGGCTTCCATAAAGTCAAAAGCCCTTTCAGTCATTTCTGAAAGAGTTAAGGCTACATTATCTCCTTTTATAAGTTTTGATACGCTTAATATGTCTATAGTTTTATTTTTACTTTTTAAATCTATAATAGCGTGATATGTAGATTTATTAAATTCTTGTTCAAATAAATTTTCGTGGATTAATTGCGAATATTTATCTATTAATTCTGGCTTAACTATAAGTTTTCCTAGTAATGTTTGTTCTATTTCGTAATTATCCATAATTTTTATTTAAGCTAACAAATATATAACTATTCTCCATACTTACGCCTAGCGTCTGCTCTTTCTTCAAGATAATTTTCTCGCATTCTAGCGTCATATTCTCTAGAATCCTCTAGAGTATCAGTCCAATTGCCACATTGATTACAAATATATCCTGTGGCTTCTGTATGTTCTTTACACGCTGGACATATATCTGAGTTTGCATACATTTCTACTGTGCAACAATCTGATATCCAGCTGTCTTCATAGCTGCTTCCGCAACAATTAGTAACTTCATTCATTTTATTATTATTTCATGTTTGGTTAGCATCCATTGACAATTAGAGGGGCGGTGGCCCATATTTTTTAATAAATCATCTACTTCAACATCTGTAATTCTATTTTCTATTGTATAAATATATGTTATATCTTTATAAAAATCTAATACTATTAATTTCATAATTTATTTTTTGATTATTATTAAGTAGAAAAAGGGGGCCTTAGCCCCCTCGCTTCTATTAGTATGCTTTCAAAAACTTAAAAGCTTTTTCATTCATTTTTCCACAAGCGCCTGTTAATATAGATTCTTGTTGTCCATACTCTCTATTAGGAGATGACTTTTCATGTGTAGTATATTTTGTTACACCATTAAATACACCCCATTTAGTATGTGATATTCTGTTAGTTTCCATATATATACAGGCACTAAGGTCACGTACCATGTTTGCTTTTCTAGTAGATATTGGCAACTTATCTGTATTAGCCAAATAATCAACCAAGTCATTTACTAAAGATGGTGTAGCTGACTGATTGCTAAACATTTGCAAATCAGCAATTTTATTTTCTTGATCTACAAAATTTAATATACTAGGCAGTTGTTTAACCTTATCTTGTATAGATTTTGTATGTTTATATCCAGAAAATGCATTACCTGATAGCCATGCAAATTGATTTTGACAGAATACTACTTTATTCATAAAACCAAATTTTAATGATGTAGTACCATCATGGCCATTTATAGCATATATATATTGTTCGGTTTCTTGATCACCTATGTTAATAATATTATTTGGTTTTTTCATTTGAACAACTACTTTTCTGCCGCCATTAAATGGTATTGCTTTTACAATCTCTAAATCATTTTCACCAGCAATCTCTTGCATAGTTTCTATAATTGTATGATTTTGTGTAGGCTCGTAACTATCTGATACTGTAGTGAATACTTCACCCGTATCTTCTCTTACTATACCATAGTATGGCGTATGATGTAATCCATTGTTTGCTTCAGGCGTACATTTACCCGCATACATTAATGGTTTTTTAATTACATTCCAGTTAAGGTCATTTTGTTCTAAAATTTGTTGTGTATTAAGCATAGTCTAATTCTAATTTAGTTAATAATTCTTCTGGAGTACCATTAAATATAACTTTTTCTGCCCATACATCATAAGCACGAATATAGATACTTCCTTTTCCTTTTGTGTAAATAGTATAAGTAAATTCTTCACCACAATCTTTAGAATCAGGATGATGTATGTATATATTGCCTGGACTATCTTTAAAGTGTGCAATTAATTGTGCAGCAAGACACCCCATTCCATTAGCAACTCTTATTTTATCATCTCTTAATCCTAAGCCATTAACAATTTTAAAGTCTTCTAAGAAATGAGCTAAATCGTGTCCATGTCCAGACATATAGCCATCATACTGACGATACATACAAAGTATGTTTTCTGTTGTTTTATGTACTTCATTATTATTTTCTTCATCGGCTACTGCAGTTTCCCATGATTCTTCTATATAAGTTAAACTTCTTGTTCCCATAATTATTTATTTTATTTTGTTAATTCTGATATTTCCCAATCTTCATTACTAATTTCCATTTGTTCTAATTCTTTTTCGGCTACTAAATCCCATATACCTTGATCGCCTTCAAGTATTTTATTATTAATTATATCCATATGTTTTCTACCGTCATCTGGAAATTTTAATGTAATATATGTGGTATATGTTCTATTTATTACCACTTGATATTCTTTATGCATTGTCTTTTATTAATTTAGTTAATAATTTTACTAATTTTTCCATAGCTACAGCTACTCGTTTTATATCATTGTGTAATTCTTTTTCAGCTTTTGTCATAATATTCTTTTTTTTGCACTGGCGTCATTTTCTTTTTACTTTTACTAGCAACTACAAGTTTAGTATTACTATATTTTAATAGATATATCATTTCTTTACACAATTCTTTTAGTTCATAATAAATTTTTTCTTGATCAGGGCTGTCATAAGTTATAGCTATTTCATAAGAAAGATCCCAAAATCCTTCATCGTGGCTTTCATCTCCATAATCCATATCAAACCAGCCTGATTCATATTTTTGTACTATATCTAGGTTTTTTAATATTTCAGCACGTAAATTATATTTTTTCACTATATTCATAATAATAATTTTTAATTCTTTCTATTATATCTCTACCATTTTGTGTATGAAAACCATAGCTATGTGTATATAACACAGGTATTGGTTTGTTTTCTACTAATAAATGAAACAAGTCCCACTCATTGTTATAGTCCATATCTTGTTGTGTTTGATTTATAGCTTCTGCCATAGCATAAGCATTATGTTTACATACACCATATTCATTAGTTAAGTAATTAGTTATTTCTGTTGCCGTCATAAGTCTAATTTTATTTGATTTTTACTAGGTTGCCATTGATAATAATAAAGAGTATATGTTTTATCTCTACCAAATTTATCTGGAAACATTTGTTCTCCAAGTAATGGGGTGTCTTGATCTATTATCATTTTCTTATCGCTATATCTAACAAGTATTTTTTCATTAGTATACTTATAGGGCAGGGCAACAAGATCAAACCCAGAGTGTCTAGGATTAACCTTGTAGCCCGCTATAAGTTTCTTTAAGAGATATGACTTCATATCACTGGTATTGTGCCTAGCTCTTCAAAAGAAGTAAGCATAGCGCCACCGTCATTACCTTCATCATCCATTTGAGGGGTTATAATAGACCCGTCTTCTAAATGTATTGTTATAGGGCGTTTATGCCACATAAAATCTTTTAGCATATCTTGAGGCAAATATTCCACTTTAACTATTTTTTTACCAATTAAATATTTAGCCGCTAAATCTGTCCAGTATTGTTCTACTGATTTTCCATCAATTGTTATTTCAGTCATTTTATTTTACTTTTATATGTTCTTGTATTCTTTTGATTATCAACGTGTTGTACGGTTTTTAATGTCCATAATGCTGTTTCTTTTTTAACAGTATTATAACATTCTTGTATCAACTCTTCTCTTTGCTTTTCAATAGATCTTGTAGGATCTACTGTAATACTTTGACCATAATTAATTTTAATAGCTTCAAAATTACCTATATTAATAGTTTTGCTAACATTAAATGATATTGTATTAGTTTCCATAATTATTTATTTATAAAACTTTTGCTACGATTATACATTTCTTCTGTTTTTTTTCTTAAATATTTTACATCAAGAAAATAATTGTATTTACCTAAGAATTTGTCATCAAATTTACTTAGAGTGTCTTTTAATTTATTTATAGTTTTAGGAACTTCTCTTTTAAGTTTAGATTGTTTTAAGCTATCACTTATATATTCTTTCCATTCACCATATGATTTTGTAAGGTTTTCTCCTATTTTATTTACTTTCATTTTATTTAATTTTAATCAGTTGTACATACAATATCGTATCCCCATTCTTTTAAAGAATTGATGTCAGTTTCTAAATGGTTTATTAAAAATGATATAAACTCCTCAACATCATATATTCTTTTTTCAGGCATATTTTTATCTATATAATAACTTATATCGTAATTAAGGAATGTGTTTTCTTTTTCACAAATTTCCTCATCTACTCTAATTTTAAGTGTTATTTCTTTTTCTATCATTTTATTTTAATTTTAGCAGGCTTAATATCAGCCACATTCATAGTTATTGTTTCTGTTTCTTCTTCACATATAAGGCATTTAGCTTCTCCATGGAAATCATCTTCGTCAAATGATACTTCTCCTTCACAGCATTCTGATGCTTGATCTAAGTCCCAATGATTATCTTCAAATACTCTTTCGTGTTGAGCGAATAATTTACCGCCAAAGCACATACCTGGCTCTTCGTATTCTAATGTAAAGCATAAATCAGGAAAGTTTTTCATAATATTTTCTATCCAATCTATAGGAGGGCTCCAAGCTGTTTCAAATGATACAGCAAAGTAATCTATATCATTGTGATTTATACAGGCTTCACAAGCGTCCCATTTGGTTCCCCAATTTTCTATGCTCCAATTGTACCAATCTTTACGATCACCACGTGGCAGAGTACCTTCAAATGAAAACTCATCATTTTCTTTAATATTTATTGTTGATTTTTCTACGAATTCTCGTAGTTGTATTTCATCACCTGATACTTCTAAGTGATTCCAGCACCAATTTGGCATAATTATTTGTTTTTAGTTAATAAAAAAAAGAAAGAGGGAGGCTGTCCCATTTGTTAATTGTAAATTAATTTTTCAATATTAATATTCAATTTATTGTTGTTTGTCAATATTACAGCCCATAATCTTTACAAAGTATAACCGCTGAGTTAATAATTAATAATGATTATAACCCTCTTTCTTAGCCTATTTGTAAAAAGGAAGGGAGTAGTAATAACCGCTACGCGTTAGTTATCATTCCGTGGCCACACGCACCTACTCCCAACCTGTTTAAGTATAGTAATCAGCTACCATATGCGTGGTTCGTGATTTACACCTATATTATATTTGAGATGCTAACTCTCTAATCTGTTGAGGATTAAGCTTGTTAGCTATTGTATTTGTTTTGAATCTGTTTCTATGCTTAGTAAAAGCATTAACTATTTTATAATATCTTTTAATAAACTTTCTTCTAGCTGATTTGTAGTCATTATTACTCCAGCTAACTCTTTTCATAAGTTCATTATATGTGGGCAATACTCTAGTATCTCCATTGAGATATGTTATTGTAAGTTTTGCTTTGTTAACGTGCTTGATTATCCAATCAGCATTGTTTTTTCTAAATGATTGATGCGCAATATCATATTGTGATATCTTTCTTTTATCAAGTAGTTTTTTTAAATCCCTCATATATTCTGATGAGATTTCATAGATTTCTTTTTTCATAGTAAAAGTATTTAGTTAGTTATAAATAAGTAGAAAAAAAAGAGCCACAAGGGCTCTCTTTATTTCTTATTTTTATACTCGTCCATTACTACTGGCTCGTCAGGAGATGGAGTCATAGCAGTAAAGATGGAGAACAATACTCCTGCAATAACAGCAGTGGCTAGTCCACTAAATGTTCCTATAAATAATAGAGGAAGTAATAGTGTAAATAATATATCCCAGAATGTCTGAGTTTTTACTAGTCTCCGTCTGCCTAAGGCTTTATATACTATGATATAATAACCTATGGCAGCGAAGAATGCTATTCCTAGAATACTCATTAGAACGGCAAGTCAGCTTTCTTACTTGCTTTCTTTCTAGTTTTCTTTGTAGGAGTTTCTACTATTTCTCTCTCCTCAACGCTAGGTTTAAGCACTTGTGCTAACGCATCTAGAGCTTTGTCTGCATTTTTAGGAGTGTAATCATTAAGAATAGGTGTATGAGATAGTTTGTTGTCTCCTACATTCTTGTTAGGAATTAACTTTAGGTTAACCCATTGATTACCATTAGAATCTGTATTCATATTGTCTTTAACAAATGAGCAGAAGTCTGCTACATTGATAGATACATTAAGAATTTTAGTTCCTGAATTAAATGTATGCTCTCTAACGAACATACCTTTTGCTAACGTGTTTTTGTTTTCTGACATTTTAAATTGTTTTAATTAATACTTGGTTAGTTATTGTTAAGTTGAAAAAAAGATATAACCGTTGCCTCTATCTCTGGTCGGTTAACTACTAAGCACTCTAGAATACTGTTCGTGATTGTTATAAGTTATATCTTATGTTATTGTTAAGTTGAAAAAAGGGGCTGTGCTAAGCCCCTCTATGATAGAATGCTGATAACAAGTAGGTTACGACAATTATTATGGATAGCACGCAGCGCATTCTATAAAGTTTGCAAATATAATAAAAAGTATTATAATATTTCTTTTCTTATATTTTGT